GGGGGTCCCGGTTGTGTCAATCCCTCGCACTAGGCCGTATGCCGTCACGTATCCAAACTCGTTATTTTCGATGTCCTGGGTTGCTACACCTAGCATATAATCCGCTGCCACCGACCCATCAGCAACCGCCGGGCCGATTTTGAGTTTGCCACTAGCGCCAATCGTGCCGGTCGCCATAACAGCCATTCCGTCCGTTATCGTGCTGCCGGATGTATTTTTTGCGTAGTAATGCAGTTCCTGCCCGCATTGCAAAACAACATCGTTCAGGAGCCCTACATCTAGTGTCCCATCATCCTCATTCCACTGGATCCGCCGGGGCAGTGTTACATGTGGCCCTACCGCCGCTAGGTCTATATAATCAGTAGCCACTGAGTTGTGAGCAGTTGAAGGCATTGATATAAGGTGCTGTACGATTTGCTCAAGCCTCGCAAGCCTGCTTAGAGCATCGGCTGCCCTGGCATCGGCAGCTGCGGCCTGTTGTTCCAGTGCGTCACTACCGCCCGCCTCCTCCAAAGTCTGTGTTTGGACGTACAGGCGTTCAAACTCTCTGATTGCCTCCTCATCCGGTAGGAAGGCGGAAAGCTGACGGCGCGTAAACCGCATATCAGACCCCCAGGGGCTCGAATTGGGCTTCGAGACGTGCAAACGATGCCCTCCCTGTGCTATCGCCTCGGAACCTCTGGATCCGCCAGTTCCTCATAAACCCTTGGGTTCTCCAAACCAGGCGTTTTTCCCTTTGTCCGCTAGTCCCCAGTCGGATTGGGCGGTCCTGGCTCCATGTTTGCCCGTCCGTTGAGTATGACGTTGTTATCACAGGATTTGCGCCGTGCGGGATATTCCTGGCGATGGGCACTAGCTCGATTTCGTGGATGACGGCCCCTCGGGAGTCATTGTATAGGATCCGGGTTGAAAATTCCCACCCGACAACCTGCCCCCAGTGGTGGCCCGTTGTCCCGTCGATGTAACCAAGGGCGGCTCCAGCAGGATCACCAACCTCCCATCGACCATGGGCCCAACAGTAGTCCCGAGCCCTAAACTGCCCGCTACCGGCTACACCACTCGTCAGGATCGACCAAACAGGCCCGCCCACTGCTTTTGAGGCTGTCAGGTCGAGGGCTAGCGTTTTGTCTGGTAGATGAACCAGCAGAATATGATTGAGTTTATCATGTATTGCCTCTAGCTTCGCCTCCGCTAGGGTGGCCTCACTATATCCCCTCAGTATGGTTTCGATCTCTGGGGTTGAGGCCCTAGTGGCTGTCGCGTTAGCCCCTAGCCAGATAGCAATTGGCTCGTTTCTGCCCGATCCCATAAAAGCTATCCCATCGTCAAACGCACAGCAGGTGTGAGCGCCGACAGACCCTCGGGTAATTTGTGCCCCTGGAACCCGTTGGAACGGGAATGCCGTCCCGCCGATGTTAGTGAAAACCTCGATTGTGTACCTATTGACGGCGTAGGGCTCATTTCTGATTTTAACCAGCGCCATCAACGTATCCGGATCAACCTCGCTCGATCCGTATTTCAGCGGGTTAACCTGGGTGGGGTCTGAGAGGTCCGTCACTATTAGATTTGTCCCATCGTGGACCATGTAATACCCGTCTACCCAAATCACATCCAACGCGGTGCCTAGGTCAGGGTCCACTACCTGCGTTAGGGCGGTCCCATTCCAGTAATATAGCCTACCGCCGGATGTGACGGCCAACCTGCCGAACCCATAGTCCATTGATACGAGGCCACCGGTGCCGACGTCTCCCAGGGTCACATAGGTCCCGTTTGCATTGACCCTAACTAGTTTGCGTCCCATTACTCGGTAAACTTCACCCTGCCAGACAATGCCCCCCCGGTTTAGCCCAGGGCCGGTCCCCAACTGAGTAATCCCGTCGAGCGGTCGCAAATATCCACTGCTAATACCACTCTCCCCAGCCACCGGGACTAAATTAACCGGGTATGCGGTCCTGATGTCCGGGCCGTTGTCGGTAAATACGCCACTCAGGATAGGGATTTGTGTCATTTATTGGACACCCTTGAAAACCTGCACTGTAAATCCGACGGTTAGGTCATCCGCAGCCGCATCAATTGCGGCGCTATCCCAAAACCGCACAGTCGCACCAGGAGGCAGCCAGCAATCGACCGGGATTGAGACCTGGATGACACTATCAACAAACGAGGTTTCCCTCGCCACCCCTTGCATGAACATGTAGTTCCGTGCCAGGGATGCCGCCTGGACGGCCCCTGCCGAGTAATACCCCATTAGACCGCCGGAGGCATCAGTCAATGTCAGGCGCATTTGTCGATTACCGGCTGTTGCGGTTGATGCGAGGCGTGTGCTAGCCATGCATAGTTTCCACGTCTCGCCTGCTGGGACGGTCCACGATTTGTCACTATCGTTTGTGACGTTATCGTAGTAATGCCTCAAAGGCGCGACACTGGTAACGCAGTCGGTTCTATTGCTCCCACTCAGTTCATATTGCATTTCTGCTCCTATCCAATACGCCAATTGGTGCCATCGCAAAACACTGGTACGACATTCGCACCGCCCCCAGCCACAATCGCCCCAATGCCAGCGGTAAAGGCTGCGTTAGAGTCCGTCACGTGAGCCCTTGCCCCTGCTAGGGTGGCGGATGCCGCTGGGAGGTTAGCGACTAGATACGCGGTTGTCTGCACATACTCACTAACAGTCAGTGTAGAGGCGGTTGCATCGGTCATGTTTGTTTGAACAAAATCGCGCACGGTCCCGACACTGACCTTCCGTGCGTCCCCGTCATCTACCGAGTAAGCAAGCAGTTTATCCCCGCTAACCACGGGGCTTTTTGTTGAGAGCTGGTTAATCGTTGTCATACGCTACTCCAGGTCAATAGGGCTATCTGGCCCGACTACGACATTATCAGTAGGGGCAGGCATGAAATTGGAGCCCGTGTCGTAAGTTGGTTTGTGGCCAGCCCCGGACGGTAGGCCGATTGAGTATTGCATTTGAGGCGGGATCGCTGCCCTGGACAACAACACATTATAGGCCTTGTATGCCGCGACCCTGGAGTCCTGGGCTGGTGTTTTACCGTACCCGGGAGCGAGTTTGAGCGCCAGATTGACGATAATAGCCTCGTTGGCCGAGTCAGGGACGCCTGTTGCCTCGTCGAGGTCGCTATCGTCGGGATTGGATGGGATCGGGTAGCCTAGTCGGATACCCTTCCCGTTCCATTCGGCCAACATACTATCGAGCCGCCGTAGCGCCCTCTGGAGATCCTCCGGGTTGAGGTCAAAAACATAATCCGCCAACCCGAGTTCGGCGAATGCCTCAGAGATAAATTGGCGCTTCGTATAGCCCACTTTTACACCCCGTTGGCGGTTTTTGCCTCATCGATTTTGTTAATCAGTGTCGCATCGGCTGTCCGCCCATCGAATTTGATGCCCAAGGCCTTGGCTGTGGCTTCCAAATCTGCGCGGGTAGGGGCCCGATAGGGCTTTTCAGCATCCAAAACACGCACTGGACGGGGCGCGGGAGCCATCTGAGGCTCATGGAACCATCCGGCCTTGATGGCCGCGGCATAGTCGTGGGCATCGACAACCAGCAGATACTGCTGGGACCGCCCGTCAACCGTTTGAAACACGTAACGTGGGAACTCCATGTAATCCTCCTATGGTTGCAAGATAGGTGGGAGGATTCCGCCCCCCACCTAATCTTACGGCATATTAAGCAATGCGGTAGGTCACAAACGTGTTCGCCGCTGTCTTCCGCGTCCGGAACATGGCGCTATTCCCGTACACCCCACCGGTCGAGGCATGGGCGGACTGGACGATCGGGTTACCGACAATGGTATGATCGGTTCCAGCCGTCACCGTGATGGTATCGGCAGCGGCAGCACTGAGATTAATGAGGCTCCAGTCGAATGCCTCGTTAATCTGGAGACCGGCACCGGCATCCGACAAAGTGCCAGTGGGGAGCGTGTAGGCCTGAGTAGCACCCGCTGCATGGGTCCCGGTGACGATTTTGGTCAGCAGTTCCGCGATTGTCAGGGTTGCAGCCGTGGTTTCTGCGGTCGGAGCACCCTGCACAAGTGTCCCGGCGGCAACATCAGCCGATGGGACAGTGCCGATGTCATACGTAGCACCACCGGCACCCGCCTCAACCCGGATCTCAGTCGCGGCGGAGAACGCGGTTGACACGTATTCGGTTCCGGCGGTTGTCTCGGCAACAAAAACCCAGGCCTCTGGGTAATTAGTGGTCGCGACCTTCTTGTATAGCTTGCACGGGGTCACCGAGAAAATGGCGACTTTGGACGAGGCGGGAACGGTAGCCGTGGCTGTTCCGTCGCGGAAGATGTATTGCTTGGCCATTGTTATCTCTCCTTTCTATAAACAAGGGAAAGGCGGGCCGGGAATCCAGCCCGCCTGGGTATCACAATTAGGTCTGGCTAAACAGAATGATCCCGCTCATTTCGGGCTGTTTGTTCACAACACCAAAGAGTGTGTCCAGACGATACTTGGTCTTCATCGTGTTGATGTCATATTGCTTCTGCATGACCAGCTGGATGCCCTGGTCGGTCGCGCCCTTCATGACAGCGGCACCGGCATCAGACGGGACCGCATAGCGACCGGGCAGGATTTCCAGCGCGTCACGCTGCCAGAAAACATTGATCGGGGCAGCCGCGGTGTTGAGCCAGACGATGGCGGAGTTGGCAGCCTTGGTGTTGATGACACAATTCTGATACATCTTTTCGGCTGCGGTCGCGCCCTGGGCCGTAATCATGGGCGGGGTAATTTTGAGCGTGGTCCCGTCAACAACTTCCACAACTCGGAACGTCTTGAGCTGCCCAGTATCACCCTTCGTGATGTGGTGCACAGCATTCAGGGCGGCAACCGTGAAACAGTCGCCAGCAACCACGCTAGCCGTCGAGCTGACCGTGATGTTCTGGAACCGATTATCAACGTTGCTAACCTCACCGGTGGTAGCGGTCGAGGTCGCCTTGGGGGTGTAGTAATTACCTCCACCGTCCAACGTGGACATCGTGATAGCACCACCGCCAGCAGCCGCAGTGATGCGCTGGGCATAATCGAGCTTGTAGGTATCGAAGCCAGCGACACGGCCTACGAACGAATCCGAGTAGGCCTTTTCCGACTTGCCATTGCCGAACGAGCGGCTAGCCTTGGAAAGGTCGCCAGCCATACCGTTATAGTCACGGCTAGAAAGAGCCGCGTAACGATCCCAGGATGGGACACCCTGCTCGTTCATGAGCGCGTCGCACAGGGCCAAATCAGCATAGCCGGAGGCAGCCGCCGTTACCTTGACAACGAGGGAACCATACAGGCTAGCGGCGCTCAGCATTGCAAGATTAATATCGGATGCCAGCTTCTGCTTAGCCGCCTCGCCCAACCGGCCCTCCTGGAGGGTGTCCCGCAGCTCGGCAGCGGTCAAGGTCCAGGGCACAGACTTGCTATACCCGAGCGTGGCCGGGACGGAAAGCTGAGTCTGGTCGCCAAAGTTGGCAGACATATCGGTGCCAGTGAAGCTCTGCATGATGTAGGGCTGAGGACGCCAAACGATATTGTTGGCTCGTTCCATCATCGCGTCATCAGAGCGGTAGACGCTCACATTCTTGCTCAGGACCAAGGCATCGTTGAACCCCTCAAGCAGGGTCTCAAACGCCACTCGTTCCTCTTTGCTAAAAGCGTTGCTCATTTCTTTTCTCCTTTAGGACTGCTTGTCTCTGATTTGTCGTTTGTAGGCTGTCACTTTGGTATAGTCTCCAGACCGGGCAGCCTCTTCCCGAAGTCTTTCGAGCGTTGAATCCACCGTGCCGGAAATATTTCGCCCGGTTGCCTGGGGCACCTTCTCGGGGGGTGGAATGGGGGTGCGTTTTGCCATTTTGATTTGCGCCTCAAGTTTTGCAGCCGCGAATGCAAATTTCACAGGGTCAGTAATGCTAGCGAGTTCCTTAGCCTTGGCTGGAGACTTGCCCAGCGCGTAAACCATTTGGGCCGGGTTGGTGCACCCCTGGATGAGGATTCCCTGCTGGACCTGGCTCAGGGTGGTAAAGACTTCCGATTCAGCCTCTTCAAAGTCATCAACCTCTAAAGATGTCTTAGCCTTGCCGTAGTCTTCAACCCGGGCCTGCCACGCCCTAGCTTGCTCCTCTTCCTGAGCCTTAGCCTTAGCCTCAGCCTCGTCTTTCTTTCGCTTTGTTTCGTACCAGCGGGTAAGATCCTCCTCGTACCTTTCGGGGTCCCATTCGCAGCCCTCCAACGTGGGCTTGGGGCCGACGGCCACTTCCGGAGTCTTGGCCTGCTCGTACTCCCGGAGCCTTTCCTCCAGCTTTCGCTTTTCTTTCAGTGTCTCCCTGTGAGCTTTGCGTAGCTCCCGGACCCACTCAGGGGCTTTGTGCTCCTCTTCATGGGCAGCGGGATCCTCTCCAAACGTAACAATGACTGATTCCGGTTCCTCGGTTGGGGCAGGGGCTTCCCCACCCTCGGGCGTCTCACCCGTAAGAGGTTCCTGGATCTCGGCTTCTTGTGGCGTTTGTTCTTCGACTTGGCTCATGATGCGCCTTTCACTCCCCATTAAGGGCCGGGGGATAGCCCATATTGCCTAGCGCGTCCGGTTCATCGGCTGGACGGGTAGCCGTAGTATTCACCGCCTCCTCCAGGACTCGGGCCATCCTGACCGCAGCTTCACCGGTCTTGATGTCCAGCTGGGATAGTGTTTCTGCTGTTTTTGCCCTGGTCAGTTCGGTCTCTGCGACCGTTTTAACCGCATCCGTTTGGGCCTTAATTGCCTTGGCTTGTGCTTCGGCAGCCGCTGCCTTGAGGTATTCGGCCTGGGGGTCAGGCTGTTGAGCATTCAATGCCGCCTGCATGGCTTCCAGGTCCGCTTCAGTCGGCTTGAGAGCACCGAGTTTGACCAGCTTCTGCCTGAAGTATTCCCTGACATCCGTGATGCCTTCGCCTTCGATGTTCATCAGGACCATCGCCTGCAAAATCTGCTGTGTCTCTGGGTCCGTCACCACCGGGAGTAACGCAGTCAGGGATTTGACTGTGGCATCCCGCCTGCTCTGGCTTGTTGGGCCCACTTCCACAGAGACATCCATGTTGGCGGTTGATAAATCGTTCTCCAGCACAACCTTGCCGGTCTTGTCTAGCACTTTCCGGCCAATTGTTACCGGGAACGCCTTGCCCGATGCATCGAACCCCTTCATCCTGCGCTCTTCATCACCAGGGCTATAAATCTCCTGGGCAATCGAGAGCCAAACCTCGCCACATCGCCGGACGGCCTTGGCCATGTTGGACATATAAATGAAGGACTGCATGTCCAGGCGCGTTTGGATTAGCTCAACAGCCTTGCCGGAGATATTGCTGACTAGATTATCGCCGTTTTGAGCACCACCCAGCAAGTCCTTGAGATCTTGCTCGGTCAGCTGCAACAAGGCCCCCAGGGCCGGTGGAACCTGTGGGGGCTGAGTTGATCCGACTGGGCCACTGACAACAGACTGGCCACTCGCATCTGTGACCGGGTTAATCAGCAGGTAGGGGTAATTATTGACGTTATCATCCGCCCACATGACCTGATGCCCTGAAACCTGCTCAGGGGTAAAGATTGGTTTCTGGACAGGGGATAAAGCAGAAATCTCACCAAGGCGGGAAATCTGCATGTTTTTCAGCCGCTGACTGTCCTTTGCTGTGCGGACATGCCCCTGCATTCGCTCCACGCCGTCGATTACCCATCTCTTACCAAATACAGGGATGATGGGGATGTGCTTACCAGCGATAACCCCGCAGTCCTCAAGCACCTTCCCACCTGACATGAGATACTTGTGGACTCTGCGCATCTTAATCTTTCGGCGCTTGATCTCTTCGGACCCAGTTGAGTCCAGTTCCCTCAGCAATGCACCATCATCGTCCTCAAGATCATCCAAGGTATGGGATTGCTCCTCCCCTGTAATGAGCCTGTAGGTTACTAGCGTATCGCTCTGCTCCTCAACAACGTAGTATTCGGCAATGTACACCGTGTCCGGAGTTGACCAGTCAAACATTGACGCATCAATAGGCTTTTCCCAGGAGGTTGGATCATCACCCCACTCTGCGAGGTAATCCTCCCTATCCTGAGGGACCAGTACGAAACAATATTTGGCGTCTGCCTTGTCCTGGCGTCTTGCGGTAGGGTCGAAAAACACACATGAATCGGCGTCAAAAATCGGCTCGAACCGCACACGTTGGCGGTCGTCCTCGGGATCCAGTTCATTTTCATAGCAGGCCCGGACTCGCCACGCCCCAAATCCGCCCCCCACGGCTTCCTCAAATGCATTATCGTAGGCCTCATCAGCGGCGCTATCCTGCTCATCTGCTCGATACAACGCATCGCATGTATCCGCCAATGAGTCCTTCTCACTGCCGTCCTTGGGGACAAAATCAACACTGATACGGTTGTTCCGGTATTCATTGATGATGCGAATGATGTTGAGGTGAACTTTATTAACCTCAAACATTGGGCGGTTCTTGAACTGCTCTCCAAGTGCACCTTCCCACTGGGCACCCGCGATAGAGTAAAACCGCCTATCCTCAAGGCAAAGCTTGCGCTCATCCTGGCAGGCATCTATGGTCAGGTCAAACCGGCGCAGAGCCTCAGTGTGGACCCTGCGGAGGCGTTCCTCTGTGCTCATTCGCCCCATAGTACCCCCATATGATTATAGGTTATCTCCACCTGCTAGCAACAGGCAATGGTATAAATTCCTGTTTGGCTGGTTTGGGATTAACGATGCCGCCGAATAGCTCTGTCAATACCCATATCCAGGCGTCGGCCCTATTAGGTGATTGTGTCCCAGTGTATCCTATGGTTGACATCGCGGTAAGCTCGTCCTCAAGTTCTCGGAACTCTCCAGCGTGGCGTATTTTGCCTTGCTCATACAGCGGGGCAAACGGTTCCGCTCGAACGGCCTTCCCGCGTGTTGCGGTAACTGCCCGGTATGGCGTCCTGGGCCTAGCCGTCTGAATGACTTGTTGGACCATGGCCCCGCCGTAGTTGGTCTCACCAACCACCACATCCGCCCTATGGCGATCATACGCGGTCGCTACAACCCGGCTCCACGTAGAGGGCCCGGCCTTGACTGTGCAGTCCTCAAGCAGGTATGCGTTTCCGTCCGTCCCTAGGCCGCCAACAACGATACCGATGGCATCGTGCTCCGATCCGTCCCCGTCCCCCGCCCCTGATGGGTCAACACCGATCACAACCCGCACTAGGTCAGGAAGTGGTTTATCGAGCCAACGCCACTTATCGATATCCTCATCATGGAATAGCGCGTTGGGGGTCGCATCGGCAAACTCGCCAGCCAGAAACCGTTTTTGCAGACGCGGGCTCAATCCCTTGAGGGTCTCCAGGTAGGCTCCATCGATGTTATCTCTGTTGTCATCCGGGTTAATTTTGAACCATGCATACTCTTCTGGGTCTCGCACCGGGAATTTTGTTTCAGGATCCCGTTTTTCAATGAACATGCGATACGTCCAGTGGTTTTTGGAGGGCGGGTTCTCGTCATAATACATGCGTGGCTTGAGCGTGGTTGGCTCACATCCCTCCATCCGTTGGTCCACTAGCTGCGCCAGACGCGTTACTGCGATATCTCGGGACCCCTTGGGTATCTGTGACGCCTCATTGAGATAGATGGTGGCGAATTCCATCCCTAGGATCTTCTCGGTGCGCTCTTTATCATCGAGCCCTCCGAACCATATTTGTGAACCATTCTCAAAGTCTGCGTGCCAGTCTGTTTTGTCCAACTTGTATTTAACACCTTGGAAGCATAGCCGCATCACCTTCGGGAAGGTGTCCAACACAACCGATGCCTTCACGGCATTAAACCTGTATCGCAGGATAGCGTGACGGCTGTTCGGGGCTTTGAGCGCCCGCATACATACGGCTCTCACCAATAGGAAGGTCTTGCCACTGCGGCTTCCACCCACCAGCATAATATGCGTTGCGGGCCCGGCCAGAACCCGCATTGCCTCCTGCTGTTTTTCGGTGAGCTTCACAGCTCTTGGTCCTCTTTTGTGGCTTTAATCACAACTGGCCCGCCGCCGTCTCCAACGTGCTCGGTGCGCTGAAGCTTGGGGATGTGGTATTCAATGACGTCCATCATGCACCGCCACGCCCTTTCGGCTCCCTGCTCCTCTGCGATTTGGTCCAGCCAATCCTGCAATCGCGGGATGTTCCCTTCAACAAGGGCAGCTATTGCTTCTCTGGCGTTTTGCGTTACCTTATTAGGTATCCCAGCTCGTGACCCTCCACCGCGTCTTTCTCCTGGCTTAGATCCACGGGACGGCACTTTTTTACGCTCTCCCTGCCGTTTATCGTCCATTTTGGCCCCTCCTTCACCACTAACTCACGTTTTTCTTCATTCCTAGCACAACTGGCCACGCGGAGGCCAGAGATCACGGCTAGGCTCTTTGTCCCTACCGGGCAGTTTCGGTGCCTCGGCAGTCGGTGTTTCCTTCACCTCTTCCGGGATGGGTTGCTGGTCCTTCTTTTCTTCCTCAGGGTTCATGTCTACTCCTCATGTTTAAACACCTTCGCTTCCAGGTGCTTCACCCTAGTATCGATCGTTTCGACTTTCTGTTCAAGGACGGCGGAGCGGGTTTGCCCGGCATAGACCGCCGTGCGCATCTCTCTAACCTCATAAGCCGCCCACCCCAGCACGGCCCCCAACAACCCCTTGGCAATCCATTCCCAAGTCACCGATCCGCCGCGTTGTCTTTGCCCACCAACCATTAACGCCTCCCTGCGCAAAAACCGAGGGCCAGCCCCCCGGCAACCCCTTGCAATCGCCCCCTCCAAAGGGCACCGCGATTTGCTGCCTTTTGCGCCTCCAGCGCTAATTCTAGGCTGACAACCTGTCTCCTACGGGCGTCAGCCTCATCCCTGTATGCATCTCCCCTGATAGTCAGGGCCTCGATTACCTTGTCGCGGTCCTGAATGGCCACGTCTTGTGCTGCAATTAGCGCATCCTTAGCAACGTCCAGACTGGCCAGATCTCCAGCGGGTAGAGGCTCGGGACTCGGTAGGGTGACACCAGGTGTAGCGGGGCGTAGTTTGGCCACCACGGCGCGTAGCCGTGCAACCTCCAGGTCAGCCCTCCCCACAGCGGCCTTTGCCTCCTGTGCAGCCGTCTCCTGTGCCAGTGCCCTGGACCGCTCCGCATCAGCCCTCCTAGCCTCGTTTTTTGCGGTTTGTTCGTGTTGGGTTGCGACTGCCTGTATTTTTTTGCCGTGATACGCAAATGCCCCTGCCACAATGGCAAGGGCAATTACCGCCACGATGGGCCATCTCATGCTGTCACCTCGAATAGTGCAGGCTGGTAGCCGCTCGTATGGTTCTGACAATGTGGGCTAAACCAAATGCGCTCTCTCCCCGCATTTGTTCGCCCAGCGCCGGTCCCCTGTGTGCCATACCCGCCTTGCGCTTTCCACGCAACCTTTACCCACCCGTGATCCTCTAATGTGTGGTGCCCTTCGCCTTCGTAGCCACACAACGCTATTCGCAGGTTGGTTTTTCCCCCATTTGCCACACACCACTCTGTGACGTCGCTTGCTACAGTAGTTGACTCCTGCCTATAAACCATTTCCCTGTCATCGACGCCGTAAGGTGGATCAAGAAAAACAGCTGTCAACCCCATTGATTCTGTTTGGCTACGGCCTAGGACCCTGGACCAGTCCCCACAGCATACCCGGACATCCCGCAGCCGTTCTGCCAATTCTTTAAATACATCCAGAATGTCCCCATCCCTATCTGCGTCTTGCTTCTTGTTTATGCCAAGCCCAGGACCGCCCAAATATGGTATTTTCCGGTTAATACCCATCCCAGAATTGCCGATGTGCGGCATTTGCCGGTTAATACCAGCCTCTACACTCCCTATTTGTTTGGTTAACGCTAATACACCCTCATCATCTGGGACGGCAACCCACGGCCCCTTGCCACTGGCAAAGCCGGATCCAATCCAGCAGCACATGCCATAGACCCAATACCCTGCCATCCGAGCATCGTAGTAGTCAGGGTCAGCCATCATCCGGGATTGATGCCTTTGTAGTCTGGTAACAATCCAAATATGCCTAGCGTGTAAATCAGCCTCGTTTACAGGGCACGATGCCCATCTAGCTACCTCGTCCGGGGCGTCCCGCGTCGATCGCCAGAAATTGGACACCAGTGCATCCAGATCGTTAATCGTTTCTGTTTGCGGCGGATGGGGGCGGGCCAATAGTACAGCCCCGGACCCAAAAAAGGGCTCCACATAGTTTTGACAATCGCCTAGCCGATCCCAAACCAGACTAGCGACCGGCGATTTCCCGCCGAACCATGGGAATGGTGCCTTGAGACCATCAGTCATTCTTTGCCCCGCTGTCTGGCTTGCGGTAGGCAACCCCGGCCAACCCGGCAACAATACCACCAAGACCCAGCAGGGCGGATACTGCCCCAGTGCCAAGATCGCCATGCCGGTAGGCCCACCATGCGCAGGCGATTGCAAGCCCACCGAACCCAAGACACAATGCAACCGATGCTAAGGCGACTACGTGGCGCTTGGTTGAGAGCGTCCCCCCGGGCCCGCTCAACACCTCCTTGATCCACTCCTTAATCACTGATGCACCGGCCAATATGGCCAATCGTACGGGTTATCATCGTATGGATCGCCGGGGTCATCTTTCCTACCCATGGTGGACCTCTTCGTAATGTGGTGTCCCTGTTTTGTCGTAGACCGCGATATAGGCCTTATGCCTAGGCTCCTTGCCGATCCGTGGTGCCTGAACGTGGATCCAGATTGTATCGCCTTTGATCTCAAGAATGAGCTTATCAAAGACGGGCCCACGATTGATAATTTCATTGAATGCACCCAGGCAGTCCATACCCTTGGGCACAAAATCACAGGCGCGGCCCTCAAGATGGGCGCTTTGTGGGTGCCCCCCCACCTTGCGGTTGACAGCCTTAGACCTGTAGGCAGAGTTGACCACTAGGGGGACACCCAGCAGCCCCCGGATTGGCTCAAGAATCGAGTCAGCAAGGATGACCAGATTAGTCCCGGCCTCCATATCTGGGTCATTGCCCAATCCAGTGCTGGTCTTGGTCAACTCGTCCAGTGTGAAATGGGGTGATAGGTGCTGCATTGTGTCCTCACTCTCCAGGATATACTTAGATTTAACATTCGCAAGTGTGGTCTATCCACACGATGCCGAGATTTTGTGCAGCCCACACTTCAACTTGTGTTACATACTGCTGAAACTCTGATACAGTCAGTGATGACGTGCTTTGTGCGGTTGTTCCGCCGCACGGGAGGTCTACAACGCCCAAAAATCGGCGCTTCAGGAACTCGTGCCAGATTTCGGCTGTGTATTGCCGTCCCTCGATCCAGGCATCCTCCTCTAGCTGATGCAGTAATCTCCAATAATATTTGTTTTGCGCCCTTGACCGTGTGGATTTCTCCGGCTTGATCTCGATTGCAAGTGGATTGCCTTCTAGCGCATATTTTTCCCATGCATCCTTGCAGTAGGATACCAACGCTTCCAGGTTCCGCTCGGATCGTAGGTAGTATGTCCTCATCATGGCTCTAGCCCGTTGTCCCGGAATAGCGCGATTAGGGCCCTAGCCTCGTCCCAGGTAACGTATCCTGTCCCCCGGCAAACCCGCTTGGCACTGCGCTCCGGGATGCCGAGTCGGGCCATCTCTCGATACAGATTGCCAGCCCCGCGCAAAACACACGCCAAAGCCAGCCACGGCTCAGGCAGATTAGTTGGTCTCCCCATGTCCCCTCCTGTCATCATTATAGGCCACTGTCTACCCAATGCAACCCCATCCGTAGTTTTTTGGGTGGGTCTATTGCTGATTGCGAACCGCTAGTATTGTTTTCATTGGCGTTGTGGCTGGTCTTAGTACGTGTTCCCCAGAATTGGGCGTACCGTCATCCCATGGACGGTACGTCCAATTCAAAGTTAGGCGCTCAACGCAGCACGCACCAAAGCGCCCACCCAAGGCCGAAGCCAATTCCCACTCGAAGCAGTTCCTTCCTTGCGAGGTTCTTTCCATCCTGAAACCCCCGCACGTAGGCCTGTTCCTCTGGTGTTTTGGCCAGATGGGCCTGTAAGCCGTCAAGCAGTCGTTCAAAATCAGGCATTCGCCACCTTCTTTCTCGTCACCTCAAAGATTTCGGTTACCCCGTCCTGGGCGTAGACCGCTGCGTAATGCCGCGCCTCGCGCAGGGCGTCTTCCCTGGGGCCAACGGCGCTGGCAACTGGTTCCCCGTCACACCTCACTTCAAATTCAACTTCTTCCATGGTTTCTCCTGTGGTTCCAACCAACAACGCGCCTAACCCTCACATCAACAACGCTCACTTCGTTCGCTCGGACCCAGCCCTTGCGGGCTGGTCCGGTTATGTCGGGCGTTAGGCAGCTAGACGTGCCTGCACGCAGAACCTGAAAGATGTCGCTCGCCACAGCCGTCGATACCACCCTGGCCACTGCGCTACAGCAGTCCCTAGGGCTGGCAGAAAGCTCCCGTAAAAACCCATGCGGGCTGGTCCACTGTATTCGGATGGTGCCCAAATACCCCAAGAAGGGCCTTGCCAATTCCCGCCAAGGTGGCCTAGATGGATGGCCGTGTAGCCCACTTGGATGCGGAGCAGAGTCCCTTTGTTTTGGCCCGAATGGGTGTTCCTGTAGATGGTGCAGATTTTCACGCTTTTTCTCCTTTCGTTTCGTTTACGCGGCCTAACCGGTCATTCAACACCGGCCTTCGGCCTCGGACCCACGGCTCTGCCGTGGGCCGGTTAATTCGGTTCGTTAGACCGCCTCGGCCCATGCTTGGGCAGAACGGGCGATCCCCAGCAGCAGATCCCGAAACTCGGGCGGCGTCCGCTGCCTGTGTTTACTGCACATGTTCGCAATCACCCCGCAACGTCGGGCGCTTTCGTACCCGCGTTCCGCTAGGCGTTTCTCTGGCAACCGCTGTTCTGCTGGTCCCCAGATCAGTTCCGGGGGCTTCGGACCCACCGCCAACAGCCAGGTCTTTTTCCGGGCCTTGTGCCCGTAGTGCCCCTGCTCGACTTCGCAGGTCCATTCGGCGTAGCCGATCCGCAGCCATCCGGCCTTGGGCGGCTTGGGAATCCCGAAGGCATCCCAGGCTTTCGAGTGCGCGGGGTGCTCCAGCACTCCCCCGAACTGGCGCAGGCTGGCCAGCGCGGCGGCAAAGCATCCGTCATCATCGCCCGTCTGGTGGACCTTCTTCGTCATGCTGCCTTCCGAGAAACGCCCCCACCTCTGGCAGGGCGGGTGCGCCACAACGGGGTGCGGACCCTCGTAGCGCCTGGCGTCCCGCCCGATGTCCCACGGGTCCACCTCGGGCAACCCGTAGTAGCAGCCATTTTTCTCGACATACAGCGCCGCGATCACTTTTCCTCCTCTCCGGTCGTCGGTCTAACCATTCCATCAACAACGCCCCTTCGGGGCTCGGACCCAGCCCTTGCGGGCTGGTCCGGTTATGTCGGTCGTTAGGCGACACCATTCTGTTTCAGCCATCGATACAGTTCGCCCTTGATGTGGTCCGTCAGCTTCGTCCCAAAAGGACAGGTCTTTGCCCACTCATTCACCAAGCCTCCGCTGTGGCAAATGAACTCTTCCAGCTTGTTGATTCTGGCTTGTAGATGCGCCTCTCTTACTGTGCATACCTCGTGATTGCGGTCCTTCATGATTCGATTCCTCCACACTTTTTATTCTGTGTATGATTCGCGCCAGTCGCCTAACCGGGCGCTCAACCGGACCCCTGGCGGGGCCGGTTAGCTCGGAAGCGTTAGGTGGCTTCGGGCGGCTCCACGCCAGCCTCCCGGAATACCTGCTCAATCAGGCGCCTGGCCGGGCCTCTGGGCTGGCGCGTCCCGTGAGCCCACTGGTGGACGGTGCGGGGGGTAGTCCCCAGAGCCTCAGCTACCTGGGCCACACCCCCCAGGATCTCCGCCAGGCGGTCCCAGGGGGCGGGGAGTGTTGTGGGGCGCGGCATCAAATCCCCAGCAAAATGCGAGCGGCTCCGAGAGCCTTTTCCTCAGAATCGCCGGGGACAAAACCATCCTCGGCGGAGGGGCAGCACTCGCGCAGGGCGATCACGAAGTTTTCCGCTGCTTCTGTGTAGGCCCCGAAATCGTCAAGGCTGGAGATAGCTTCGAGGGCCTTCTTGATCTTCCACTCGAAAACTCGGGTGTCGTCGAATTTCCCAGACAAAACGACGATTCGTGCTCGGATCGCGTTCAGGATTTCAATCTTGACATGGCTCATCTCGGCTCCTTGTGTCCTGGGCTCCTTGCCCGACAACACAATATCGGCTCAATGTTCCGAATGCGCAAGGGGGGGCAAAAGATTTTTTTAGGCCCGCCACCTAACCACTCGCTTAACCGGACCCCTGTCGGGGCCGGTTAGCTCGGAACCGTTAGGCCTCTGGCTCTTGGTCCCATCCCGAGTCCTCGCGCATCCTCTTCCCGCACCATCGGCAACAGGTCCAGTGGTGCCCCAGCCCATTCCCCTCCCACAGGCCGTTATCCTCGTGGGGACACTGCTCGATCAGTGCCTTTTCGGCAGGGCGGTAGATCGTGTCGTCGTACTCCCGCATTCTGCGGCTCGCCTCGCGGGTGCGCTCCCACAGCAAATTCTTCAGCGCGGCTTTTATCTCGGGTCCGTTCATCTTTCCTCCTATGCCCGCCCCGTCTCTCATCGGCCTAACCCGTCGCTCAACCGGACCCCTGGCGGGGCCGGTTAGCTCGGGAGCGTTAGGCGCTACTTGAACAGTGCTTCAAAGATTTTGCCGCGAGAGTAGCTGGATTCCAGGCGCTTCTTCACTTCGTCCGTCATGCCCCTAGCGAGTTCTTCTGTGATCTGGTTTGCGGTGATGATGGCAAGTGAAACAAGCCCTTCTTTGGATTCGACAAGTTGAGCTTTAATCACCGGCACAATTTCAGTAGCCATGAACGCGGTAACTTCATCCTGGATTAGCTTTGAAACAATAGGGCTCATCTCCCAGTGGGCTTGTCGCGTAGCTTCGGCGGTCAATCCAGCAATAATGGAAGGTTTAGCCTCGTCCAAAATTGAAGCAATTTGTTCTTGCGAAAGCTGCATTGCGTTTCTCCCGCGCCTAACTCGGCGCTCAACCGGACCCAACCGCCACGGGCATCCGGCTTTATTCGTGTTTGGACCAATGGCGGTTGGTCCGGTTAGCTTGGGCCGTTAGGCCTCAACGCCAGTTAACATGCATGCCTTCGGTTTCTCTGTGGTCCCACCGGTGCCCACACATCTCACACACCTTTTCAGACAGAGCAATATACCAAAATGCATCACCTTTGGTCACTAGTCGGTGCTGTGGTCGCAATAAAATGTAAGTGTTGAAACTCTCGCAATCTGGACAACGCAATGTGTTTAACAAACCGCCTAACCCATCGTTCAACCCGGACGTTACCTCCATGGACTGCTGTTCTCCTTCGTTATTCGTGATTTCCATACTCCCTCCAAAGTTTCGGCGTCGGTAACGCCGGTTAAGTCCAGTCGCTAGGCGCGATTCAAAGCGTTGCGCGCTATTTCGTGGGCATTTACGATATCCTTCGAATATTGCACGGCCACCAATTCTTCCCGGTATCGTTCAGACCTGTCCTGCGTATCGTTCAACTGTTCGATAATTTCTAATAGTTGATCTTCTACTTGCCGTCCCCTTGTCGCCTCTATTCGGCTGAGCAGCCATTCCACTCTCTCGTCTAGCCCGGCGCGCTTCCACTCCGTGTCATCAAATAGGCCGTCATGCAGCATCCACTTGATTCGGTTGAGTTGGTCCTCTGTGTTGCCGTCCATCTCTCTCACCTCGATACCAGTATGGGCCCTGGGTGGCCCGTGCGCAAGGGGGGGGACGTGCAAACTTTTTTTGTTATTAAGTGTTGTTACCACTGCCATAGTTGTCATCCCACCCGCCCGAATATGTTTCTTTATCCTGGGCGCACTCGATGCATTTATTTTTGATTTCGCGCTGCAATCTATTATTAAGACCAACTTCGTACGATAGAGCGCTCATGAGCCCCTCGTTTTGTTTTTCTAGCCAGTCAATATGCCCATTGGCTATTTCCAGCTCTTTTTTTAATTTGTTTACAATATTTTGCTGCATACAGCCTCCAATCAGTGTTTGCACCTGTAACCATAGCTCCGCCTCTGTCCCGTGCGCCGCCTCCCAAGTTTTCGGCCCAGCGTGATAGGCGACTCCCCATCCCCCTTGCCGGTGGTGGGCCGGGCACAGCGGGATCGAGTGGAGGTGGCAGGACCGTTTGCCCGCTCCAATATGCCGCCCTGTCTCAGGGTGGCGTTTGAGGTGGTGCACCTCCGCAGGCGTCCCAGGATACCCATTATTCAGGCAAACTATGCACCCAAGCGATACAATAGCGTCAAGGTATTCTTTCTCCTCATTTGTAGCCACTGTCTCGCCTCGCCTTCATTCGTGCCTTTGCGCGTCTGTTTGCTGCGATACATTTTTTGCATCGTCTATATCCAGGCTCTGGATCATGCGCTCCACAAGTGCTACATTTGCCCTCCTGTCGCCTGCGTTCTCGGTATTTTTTTGTTGCCTCGTCGTGGTACTCCTGGCAGTACCCACATTTTTGCCGCCCTGGCATGGCCTCCGCTTTACCGCATGATATACAAATTCCCAGCGCTGCCAAGGCCTTCCTGCGCACTAATACACGGGGCGGGGTCCCCTTCCTGTTGTCTCGGCACTTTTGGCACGATCCGAGCCCTCCGTCCGCAGGCGCACCACAATAATAGCAAAGGCCAGCCGCTCGTCTTTCCCAATAAATTGTCTTTTTTTGCTTCCTGTTTTTCCGTTGCTCCAGGATTTCCGCCCTCACAATTGCCTCCCCTGCCGTGGAGCTTGTTGACTGGTATATGACGTTTCCCTAGTAACAACCTCATATCGTTGATATTGTCCGTTGAACGCCATGGGAATTTGCCCCAGGGGCCCCGCACGGTGCTTTGCGATGAGCAGTTCGGCTGTATTATCAACCTCTCCCGTATCGGGCTTGTTTTGCCGGTGCAAAAACAACACACAATCAGCATCCTGCTCGATACAACCAGACCCACGCAAATCCGCTAATCTAGGTGCCGTGCTGGATCTTCCTTCAACCTCCCGGTTCAGCTGACTCAGGAGTAATACTGGGACGTTTTTGTCTTTGGCACAGATTTTGAGAGCCCTGGTGATGTCCCCCAACGCTTGATCTTCCCTGCGTTTTGCGTCCGGTTGTGATATGAGTTGGAGATAATCTACTACCACCAGCGCAGGCAATTCACCGGCCTGCTGGATAGCCCTGTCAACCTGTGATACAATTTGTGATACATTGATAGCAGCCCTGTCATTTATTAATAGCTGTTTCTTCCGCAGGTCAGCCACTGCCCTGTGTACAAGCCCACGCTGGTAATCCCTAGCCGTGCCGGTGGTTAGCACGCTCATCGGGACAGACGCTGTATTGGCCACTAGCCTCGTCATGATCTCCTCGTCTGGCATCTCCAGGGAAAAAACCAGTACTGGCCCTGTGGCACATGCAGCCAATGCCCAGTTCAGAGCTAGGGCCGTCTTGCCTATCCCGGGCCTAGCGGCCAGCACATACAGCCTACCAGGGCACAACCCCCCCAGCACTGCGTCTACCCGAGCCATACCCGTTGGAGCACCCCCCGTCCAGGCATGGCCGTCTAACCGGCCTAGGACGCGTTCTAAGGCCTCCGAACACTGTTTCAGGTGGTTACCCTGCCCGCCAACCGCCAGACGCGCCAGAGAGGCCCCTAGGGCCTCTGCAAGGGCATCCGGTGTATCCTGGGCAAATGCGTCCCGTACGAGCTGGGTCCCCAGCCGGATCAAATCCCGGCGTTTGCGGTCCCGCTGGAGGATCGCTACCAGCGCCCCAGGCCGCGCCACGTCTAGCCCGGATAGGATCTCGGTCAGCCCGGACCAGTCGCCAACACGCCCGAGATCACCGTGGCTCCGCAGCTGGTCGGCTAGGGCGGCGAGGCTCAGCTCCTGCCCGGCGGCCTGGAGGGCGGCGGCAGCCCGGTAGACCGCCCGGTGCTGCGGCACCAAAAAATCCTCCGGGACCAGCACGGGCAGCCATTCCGCCGCATCCGCGTCTGCCCCTGGTGCGCACAGGGTGGTCAGCAGGTCGCGTTCCACGCGGGGGTCATGGGGGGGGGCCTGATTTGGGGTCACACTGTCACCTCCTCGAGTGGTAGCGGTTGTGGGTTATTGGTGCGCCTGTAAATTTCAGCTTTTACAGCCCGGGCCCACGGTGGTGTTTTGCCATTTTTCCCAGGCCCGAACCAGAACTGGATTGCATTTGGGTAGTCGCCTGGGTCCTGGAGCCAATCCAGCGCGGCAGCCTCCAGCAGGTCCAGGGTAACCTCCGGGTGGGCATCGAGCAAATCCTCGACTGCGCCAACGGCGTCGACGAGATCGTGGCGGATTGGCCTGCTGTCCCTGGACGTGGGCCACTGGGCTAGCAGGCGTTGCACTAGCCCCACCACCTCGGGCCGGTAGCCCTGGATACGCTCTGCCTGCCGTTTGCGCTTGGGTTTTGGCTCCGGCGCGGCAGCCGTTCCCCCCTGGGGGGTAGGGGGGGGTACTTCTGTTACTGATACTGTTACTGATACTGGTTCCGAAAGGGTTTCAGAAGGGTTCGCCAAGGGTTCCGAAAGGGTTTCATCTTTGGGCACCTCAGCCCCGAAGTGATGACCGCAGACCCTTAGAAAATCTAGCTTCCACTGGCATAGTTCAGGTATCTGCTCCACGATCTTCCGGGCGCACTTGCACTGATTGGGATTTTCGAGGGGGTTCCACTCCAGATGCTTGCGAACCCACACCCATTTAGAGGTTCCGCAACGGTTTGCAAAACCCTTCTGGAACAGTTCCGCAAACCCTTCTGAAACCCTTTCTGAACCCCATCCGAGGTCTTCCGCGACATAGGCATCCGGTAGCCTGAACACGCCTACAAGGGTCCCGTGTTGGCAGCTCAGGAGATAACACGCCAGGATGCGCCCCGTGTCGCTAAGGGTGGATGTGGTCTCACTGGACCAGAACGAGCTGTAGACCTTTCCGTAGTCGCGCATCTCACGCCCTCCGCTTCCACGCCTCGTCAATCCAGGAGGTTGTAATTGACAGCCTATTTCTCATAGTGCCACTCCTCAAGGGCCCGCTCGATTTGGCGGACCGCCACTCCGGCCTCGATGCTCTCGCGTGTCGCGTACAGGATCCGCCAACCTGCAAGGGTTGCGAGGTTGTGTTTTTCTATATCGCGGAGAATCCCGGTACCGGTCGAGTGCCCTCCCTTGATCCAGATAGCGCCCTGGACCTCGACTGCCAATTTGGCGTCAGGCCACGCAAGATCCCACCTAAATCGGCGGTCCCCCACAATCCGCCACTCCCGTTTAGCGGGAGGCAAGCCACGCGCTCTTATGTGCCATACAAGTAGGTCTTCGAGGTGGCTCATTAGCCCTCCATTGTGCGTATGTCGGTCGGGCCATCACCCGACGTCTGTTTGGGATGGGGTTACTCCGGCGTAGACTCTTGCGTTGACGAGCCACTAATGAGCACGTCCTTGAGAGCCATTATCGCCCGCCTGTTATACTGCCTCGCCTCTGTGACGTCCTCACGCCACGGGAGGGAGGCGTCTGCGTCCTGGATAGCCAGGAGCGCTTGGATGATTTTTGCGCGTGACATGGATCACTCCTTGTGGTTTATGGGCTGTCGTTTGCCCCGTGGTTTGGCGATAACCAGCTCCGGCCACCTCCACACGCAGCCAAGCGCTTGCGCGATCTCTTGCGCGGTTGCGGGTGTGCAGGCGCGGCCCTTGATTGCGTCGATTACAGTAGGTCGGCTCAGTCCGGTCTCCCGGATGATACGCTCCTGGGTGCCTCTGGGGGATTGGAGTATCTCGTCTCGCAGTGCCATGCCCCTATGGTAGGATTTTGCTACGGTTGCGCAAGGGGGGGGCCAAGGTTTTTTTGTCCCCACCTCGTCATGTACTATATAGATGCGCATCTCTCCACAAAAAAAACTTTTCGTGGCGCTTGACAGGACCGTAGCAGAATCCTACCATAGGGCAGTCAGCAACACCACCCAGCCCGGTCGGGCTGAAGCAAAGGAGATACACATGCGATACGTTCCGAAAGCCGGAGAGCAGTGCATTGTTTTCACCACGTCGGGCCCCTTGATCGCCTTTGTGGCAGCTGTTGACCACGCCACAATCATCCCCGAAGTTACATACTCGTACGAGCGCAACAAGCGGGAGCGGCTTACCGCGTTTGCGACTGGTGGTCGGTTTTTCCCCTTGACCCCACTAGGGTTTGCGGCAGCCAAACAGCGTATCCAGGCCGATTTGGACCTGTTGACGTCCTACTCCGCCCGGTTGGCCCAGGGACACGAGGCATCTATCAGTGTGGAGGAGTGATGGACCGTTTCTGTTGCGACTGTGGAGAGCCCCTTACGCTGGAGCTAGAGCGGGATCTCGGTATCTGTGTTGATTGTCACCGGGCCTTATTGCAGCCCGCGTTCAAGGCAGTCAAGTACCCATCAATTACGTTTCAATTGGAGGACAATCAATGAAGCCGTGGTTGTTGTCCGCTGTCCGCTACCGCCTCGAATACGGCACACCATATCAGGACTACCACTCCCCCGATCTATGGGGCCAAACATCGCGGCTGACGTGTGACAATTGCGGCCCCATTTTTGATTTGCCATTAGTTGATCTTGGGCACCGTTACTATCCGTCCGATCCGACCGAGGGGTGTGTGAGGTGCCCCAAGTGTGGATTCGCCGACGTGCTGCGTGATCGGGAGGATATGCCGCGTGTTATGACTGGGACGCGGCGGAAATACACACGGGGGCAGTCATGACACCATTGGCGGCGGCAATTCTAGCAGCATCGCATCTCCGTATCGTACGAGATGCCGCGTTGGCTGCCACGTCCACCGGTGCTAGTCTGGATCCGGATGCGATTTGGAGCCCGTCAGATAGTAGCGCCCTGGCAGCGGTTGAAACGGCTATCAGGTTGGCTCAGGGGGAGCGGATGTTATTCCCGGATGAGGTGCGATAGATGAACACTAGCGACAAAATGGATGAGACAATCCTTGAGCTAGCGCTAGTCCGGTACGGCCATGTCAATCAGATGCTGATGGCCGCTGAAGAGGCATCCGAGCTGACAACATCCATAATGCACTTCTTGCGCGGTCGCACAACCAGAGAGGACGTGGCTAGCGAGATCGCCGATGTCATGATTACAGCATCACAACTGAGGATCCTGATTGGTAGGACTGTTGTAGACCGGGCTATCGCTGACAAAATGGCGAGGCTGGAGGCTAGACTGGCTACCAGTTGTGGGGGCGACCACGGTGGGGCTTGACGTATTGTTGACTATATCACACTGAAGCCCGGCCCCAAAAAAAAGTTTTTTCTGCCCCTTGCGTTGGGGCCACCACCGGCCTATTGTTGTGGAGTCGGGCAAGGAGCCCAGGACACAAGGAGCCGAGATGAGCACCATTAGCACTACACCCAGGGTTGGAATTTTCGCCGGTCAGACCGTGTATACGAACAGCGAAGGCGAGGGTATTTTCACCCGGCGCGCCGATGGCACTTACCAACAGCATACTGGGACGTGTCAGACCCCTGTGTTCCGGGATAGCGCTCACCTTGCTTCCTGGCTCCGGCGTCATTACACCAACAACTATTAGATAGGAACTGAGATGAGCCAACCTACCAACCCCCGGAGCGCCGCCGATACAACCTGTGTTTGGGAGGAAGATGATGAAATGTGTGGTGTTTTTGACACTAAATGCGGAACCAGTTTCGAGTTCACCGAAGGCGGGCCTGAAGAGAATGGGATGAAATATTGCCCTTACTGCGGAAAGACCCTCGTTGCTCATTATTCTATGCCGTAACAACACAAGGAGCTGAAATGAATATTGCTGAGTTGAAAAAAATATACTGGGCCGACGCTAACAAATTCGCCCATGAATTCTGGGACGAGTGCGGCATGGAAGTGATCGCACTGTGGGAGGCCTGCGAGAAGCATCGCAATCAGCTCCCTCTTAGTGTTTTGTCTAGGCTTGACTTCCTGAGCAAAGCGGCAGCGGATTTTGTAGAGCCGGATTAACAGTGCGAGGGCATATGCCAAAACCGTGCTGGTATCACATAACCGACGTTGGCGCGCTCCGCTCTCTACTGGACCAGAGGGATTACTGGTGGCGGGAGGCATCTGACGCCTGTAATAGGGTCGCAGCAGACCGAGACCGCTACCAAGCGGCGCTTGCATCAAGGGAGGGTCTCATCCTAGCGATGCACCGAGGAGCAATGTTGTCGGCTGAACAGCTCGAATTGCAGGAACGTATTATTGGCGAATTGCAGCATCCATCCAAGACACAGGAGTAACTATGCCACGCCCCATGCTCGCCAACCCCAACCGCAAACACTGTTCCATTTGTGGACACCCCTCCGGCCTGAAATCGTGTGCCTCCAGGACACGCCCCGGAGTTTATGCCCTAGACGTTGAGCTGCATAAATTGTTTCCCGAGGAGTGGGCCGAACCACGGCAAATCGCCGTTACGGTCTCGGGCCTCTGTAGTCGATGCGTTGTTGCCCAGAGGAGGTCGGAAAATGAATGACAATATCGAGATTGCCACCACGCAACCATCACAGATACCCGTTACCGCCCAGCCGTTTCACGCCGCCACCCCTCCGACACCAATGGAATTGCTGGTTATGGCAGTGTCTCAGGGCGCGCCTATTGACCAGCTTGAGCGGCTCATGGGCCTCCAAGAGAGGTGGGAAGCCAACGAGGCGCGGAAGGCCTACGTCACAGCCATGACAGCATTCAAAGCCGCTCCGCCCGAAATCACGAAAAACAAGCTGGTCAGCTACTCTACCACGAAGTACACCCACGCCACGCTCGACGAAGTGGCTGGGAAGGTCGCCGCCGGACTTGCTGCCCATGGCCTCTCTCACTCGTGGAAGGTCCAGCAGGAAGGCGAGGTAATCACAGTCTCATGCACTGTAACCCACGCTCTGGGGCACAGTGAATCCGTGAGTATGTCCGGCGCTCCCGACAAGAGCGGCCAAAAAAACGGTGTGCAGCAGATCGCATCCACCGTCACCTATCTCCAGCGTTACACGCTCCTGGCCATCACGGGCCTCGCTGCGAAGGACCAGGACAGCGATGGGCGTGGGAATAAGCCCACCCTCGACATGGATGATGAAACATACCTTGCGCACATGGGCCGGATCGCCACGGCTGACACGATGGAAGCCCTCCAGAAGGCATGGTCCGCAGCCTACAACGCCACACAGGATCGGGACACCCGCAGGGCCCTGACTGTGGCTAAGGACCAGCGGAAAGCGGAACTCGGAGGCCAGAAGTGAAGACCATCGACTGTGAGCAGGGCAGCCCGGAGTGGCTCCAGGCGCGGGCTGGGCGTGTGACCGCCTCCCGTGTGGCTGACATCCTCGCCAAGGTCAAGACAGGGGAGTCCGCATCGCGCCGGGACTACCGGGCCCAGCTGGTGGCGGAGATCCTAACGGGGCTGCCTCAGGGTGATACTTACACTAGTGATGCGATGCGCTGGGGGACCGAGCAGGAGCCCATGGCCCGCGCTGCCTACGAGATCCGGGCCGGAGTATTTGTGGACACTGTAGGGCTAGTGCTCCACCCTACGATTGATCGCGGAGCAGCGTCTCCAGACGGCCTCGTGGGGCCTAGCGGGCTGGTCGAGATAAAATGCCCCAAGACCGCTACCCACCTGGACTATATCGTGACAGGGGTAGTCCCGGCTAATTACTCCACCCAGATACAGTGGCAGCTAGCGTGTACCCAGCGGGATTGGTGCGATTTTGTTTCGTACGACCCAAGACTACCAGACTCTTACAGCCTGTTTGTAGCGCGTGTGCTCCGAGATGAGGACAAAATCAAGTTCATGGAGTCAGAAGTCAAGGCGTTTCTATCAGAGGTTGATAGTCTGGTTTCCAGCTTGAGGAGTAGGTTAGATGGCTGATGTCTACAACATCCCTGTAGAGAGATACAGGGACTCCGATGGCCGGATGACATGCGCATATAGTAGGGTAAGGGGCTCATTGTGCATTTTGCTGCGTTCCAGGAACCTCGGATATGGCAGGGAGGACCATTGTGGGTTTACCGGGGACGTGTTGACCTGTAGGGATGGCGGATATGGCAGCCTCATCCCGTGTGCAGGGTGCCCCCTGTGGCCTGAGGTGGACCCCTAACTGAGCACCTTGGGGGCACCCATCACTAGCGCAAACAATTGTTGAGAGAGGAGTGAGGTATGGATATCTATGTGTTCATCATTCTGGCGGTCTGCGTTGCGGCCCTTTACATCGAAGACAGCCTGGAGCTATCACGATTGCACAAAGAGACTGAGAAGGCGGAGGCAGAGCTATCGAGGTATAAATGAACCTAGAGACATGCAGAGCCGAACTAGATAGCCACACGGATTCCGCGCCCGACTCGGCCTCCGCCGTGAGGGCTGGGGTGGCTGACCCATCCGATCCCCTGTATCGGCAATGGCTGGATTGGGTTGCTCGTAAGGCGAAATTGGTGGATCAACTGAACAACCTGTCAGCACGATAACGCTGACCCGGAAATAGGGGTAACCATGATTAAAAAGGCGTTCGTAAAATGGTACTACAGCACCAAACATTGGGATGGGCTCAAGGGTTGGGAAGCCTTGAGGGCGGAACGCCTAGCGGAAAAGGCATTCCGCAAGGGATGGGAGATGGGCAGACGTGAAGCGCTCAAGACAAAAAACCGTAGTTGAGATTTCACAAGGGCTGATAATATGAGCGTGGAATCGATTAAAGCCGAAATGGCCCAACACCAGGAGCTGCGCCCGGACCACCTCGCAGCCATCCGGGCTGGGTTGTCAGGCCCAAATAACCCGGTATACCTGGCCTGGGTTGCCTGGGTGGCTCGAAAGACGATGCTGGAGGCGGAGCTGACACTGGCGGAGCAGGAGGAGCAGTGTCAGTGGGTGGTTACCCCGTCACGCGGGTTATTTGTGGGTGATTACACTCCATCCCGCCACACGCGTCATAAATCAGTCGAGGATATTGTGGCTGGGTTGCAGGACCGCAGGGCCAGAATTGAGGCCATGCCGCAGGGGGCAGAGCGGGCCCGGGAGGCCCAGGCCTATTACCAATCTGTTGCGGATTACAAAAAGCGCCTCGCTCGACGAGGGGAGGGGCTCCCGGAGCTACCACGTATTTCCTGAGCCGCACTGGTGTCCATCCTGTTTTACGTGCCGGGAATTGGCGTGTTATTTTACCTGCTTACCGAATTACCCTTGCAATATATCCATAGGGATATACGTCATATCTGGAACTGAACTATATGTAACCTGCACACTATCAGACGGCATCAACAGCTGGTAGTTGGGGGATGATTCTCCTATCAACCAACTATCACCTCTTCGATACTGGCGGACCGCGCTCACAGTCCCGTTAATAATCTGCACACCCACCACTCTTCCAGTATTGTTGGTCCAGAAAAACGGTGACACCCCAACCGGTATAGTAGTTTGTTCGCCGTAAGGATAAATCGGTGCCAATGTCTGTACAGCTCTGCTGCCAAGGGTACCCGGGGATGTAGATAGGTTGTAAGTGCCTGTTCCTCCAGTTCCTGTGCCAAGGCTTGCGATAGTAGTCCCGTTTGCGACTCCATCAGCAATCACCTTTTGCCCAATTGCCAGGACATCACCAGGACGCACGGCTGTTACAGTCATAACATTGGTCGCAAATGATGCTGTAACCGTCGTGCCTATTAAATTTTTCCATCCCGTGGCCGTTCCAGAGTCGAAGAATCCACCGGCTCCACTCCTCCAGTGATTCACCTCTATGTTTTCAAACGAGTTTTTAACCGCACCGGCATCAATTTGTACTCGCTCATATGTCCCGGCTGAAACTTTGGATCGTTGGCCTTGCCATATAGCCTTTACAGAGGAATAACAGCCATTAAAAACAGTGGAATCACCTGCATCGGCAAAATCCCCGCTTGCCCCTAGATTCTCGAACCCTACACCCAAAAATGCGTTGTAGTTACAATCGGTCCCAATCAGTAATCCCCACGTTTTGCATGACTCAGCCGATCCACCTAAAAACACGTTCTGTGATCCACCCGCGATCCTAATCCCAATGCTAATAGAATTTGGTGCAGTGCCAGCCCCTTCAAAATATGGATTTACAAATACGTTGTTAGAACTATTCCCGTCGATAGAGGTAGCCTCTATTCGCAGCCCTTCATAGGGGGCCGTGGTCATTGCGTTCAAATCCTGGGAGCATACTAGGCTCTCAAACCTGGACAGCATTACCCCTTGGAACAAAACTCCTGCTCCAGTTGTAGCATCGGCCTCTCTCACGTTTACGTCTCGCCATTGACTGCGGGCCATTTTTTTAGCCCTGATACATGCGTCTGTCGCGGAATTGCCTTCAACAGTCAATCCCTCTAATTGTGTATTCTGGATAAAAAGACCACCTACGGACCCATCAATATCAATACCATAACCTGTACCGGTATATTTCAGAATTGTGTTGTGTGACCCATCACCCCTTAGAGATAACCCTGACCTAGATAACCCAGTAAGGCCTGAGTATTTGTATGTCCCGGCGGGGAAATATAATGGTTTATTTGTATCGATTGCAGCTTGTAGGGCAGTAGTATCGTCAGCCACACCGTCACCAACCGCCCCAAAATCCTTAACACTAATACTCTCTCCCACCTTGGACGAGATGGGCAGCGTTACGGCCCCGGTCAGGGGCTGCCGGTAATACAGAGTGTCCGCTGTATAGATCGGATAGTCCAGGTCTACCAGTGGTACGCTGATTATCAGGGCCCCCCGCTTATCTCGGACCAGGACCGAATAGGCGCTGTCTGCATAGATGACGCCTGGACTGCCCCCTCTGGACGGATACCCGTTAATCGTCGGGATTGGTTGAGCCGCTGGGATAGTTAATGCTGCGTCCCAGTAAACCGCAATCGGGTTAGTTACCGGATCCAGGTTTGCAACACCGATATAAATGGACCCATTTTCAAGCGGCTCGCCATTCAAGTCGCGGAAGATTTCATAGGGGAAGTTTACAGAGCGGGTAGTCATTTGCCGTTCTCCTTTTCGCTCTGTTGAGCTGGTCGCACGGTTGTCAGGTTGATAAACCGCTTCATTAATGCCGCCTCTTCTGCGCTCCCTGGTGCAACCTTCGGGAGCCTCAGGAGGAGATCGCGCATAGGCTTCGATTCATACGCTCGGGCTGCCAATCCTAACCCACCCGCCGCAAGTGTTGCCCCTTGTGGCCCTCCCAGCGTGGTGGAAAGCACGTCGGCAGCCAGGAATGGCACGGCCTGTACCCCTGTGGGTGGGACAAGTGCGGATTTTGAGGCCTGCTGGGTAAGTTTGAGCGCCCTCAGAAGTCCATTTAGCTTTTGTTCATCCTGCCCGGTGAACGCAACACCAATCGGCGAAGCAAGCCGCCTAGCTGCATTGATAAACTTCTCCGGGCTCAGGTTTTCGACGCCTCCAGCATCAGACGCCACCTTGGCCAAAATGGCCATCCTGGCGTTCGCTTGCCCCTGTGGCGTGAGGCTCTTGATAACAAGCTTTACATCGCTTGGCTTTTGGCTAAACAGCAGCCTTTGCACCGCCTCAGGCTCAGCCTCTCCAGCCTGCAACACCCTTTTTAGGGCGGTTGTCGTTGTCTCCTTTGCCGACTCGGCAAGTCGTGCGTTAGCGACCTTCCACTTTGTGTAGTCCTGTGGGCCTGACGCAACCTTGATAAAGTCGCCCATGTCCTCTCTCAGGGGCCCGTATACCGCATCAAGGGCTTTTTCACCCATGCTCCGGATTGCGCCTTGGTCTGCGCCCTTGAATCCTTCACCAACTTGTTTTCTGATGTCCTCAACAACACTGATGGGTTTATTCTGTATGGCTTGGCGCCAATCCTTTAACCTATCAATAACCTGCTGGCTTTCCTTGGTTCCCATCATATTGAGTCGCTGTATCTGTTCATCAATTGCGGCGGTTGCTTTTGGTGTTGGCATCGCTCCAGCATCCGCTAGTTTTTCAAACACGCTAGTCTTGAGTTTGACGTATTTTTGGACATCACCGCCACGCTTTGCTAATAGGTCCGTCACTACCTTATCGGTTGCAGCCGCCACATCCGCCACATCCGCCACCGCGCCTGCCCCGTAGTCGGCCAACACCTCTTTTACTGCCTGCACACGGGCTGCCTGTTGCGCCCGCCTCGTCCCACCAGTCCCAACAAATGGGATTTTTTCCCCTGCTGACTGCATGAATTTCCCGGCGAACGTGCTAGGAGGCATTACATCAGAGGTCAGGACTGGCACCCCGGCCTTTTCCGCCTCAGCAACCGCCGCCCGAGCCGCACTAGGTGCCACCGTGCGAGGGGTTGCGGCAACCCCCCCCACCAGCCCGCCACCCAGCCCCGCCACCATTTGACCAGTGGGGCCCAGCCCCGCCTCCGCCGCGCCCTGCGCTGCCAGACCGCCGCCTAGGGCACCGCCCAATTGTTGCTGCGGATTGGCAGCCAATACCTCACCAACCCTACCAACGGTCCCACCCTGCCCCGCCAGTGTCCTTCCCAGGCCGATTGTGCCCGCTGTCCCAGCAGCAGCCTCCGCGCCGGTCTGGACTAGTCGCTCGGTTGGCGTGGATGCCATCGGGATGCCCATCCAGTCAACTGCCCGCTCTAGGATCTCGGTTGGTCGCAAGTAAGGGGCGGGCTTTACTCCGTATTCATCGCCCTGCACCGCCCTATTCAGCAGATCGATAGCCGGGTCCCCGATCAATTTTGTCAGCCCAACAGCAGCGGTACCAGCTAGAGCACCTGGGACCGCCCCTACTCCGCCGATGGGAGCCCCAACGAGAGCCCCTCCGGCTGCCCCAGCCGCGTAGGGCCCACCACCCCGCACAACACCAGAAAGGACGCCTGTTGCCGTAGTCCCAACCGTGTCGGATACCCTGCGCCCCTCAGCATTAAACCACCCGGCTTTGCCAGTGTTTCCTTGCTCTGGGCCGTAGTAAATGGCCCCATCCTCACGCTGTGAGGTGGGGTAGCCCTCTGGGGTTTTCCAGGGCCGGGCTCGGAAGCCGTAAGGGGTTTGCTCCCATCCATCCGGGGCAGGTTGGGAAACCTGCTGACCCTCCGGGGCCCCATCTCGCTTGGCCCGCATTTCTGCAACCCTGTTACGGATTACTGGGTCATCAGGAGTGATATCATCGGGGACGTTATTGATTACAAGGCCATCCTTTGTTCGGATTGTATAAGGCATCAGAAGTCTACCTCCACAATACGCCCGCTAGCGCCGGACTCCTCTGGGGTAATCACATTTTCTGGGTCAAGGCCAGCCCGTTCAGCGATTCCTTTGTATCGTTTTTTAAGCTTATTATATTTGACATTTGACTCCGTGAAGATCTTCCCAGCCACAGTCAGATATTCTTTTCTGACCTCCGCTGTTAACCGTTTCCCTTCAACTATCTTATTATATAGGTTGCGGACCTTCGCGCCCACGCCCCCGGCGTTTTCGGCTGTCGCAAACTCGCCTTCCCTTACTACTGACCCTGGGTCGAGCATCTTCATATAGGAGTAAATCATTGCAATGTCGCTAGCTCCCGTGGGGTCCTTTTCGGCAGCCTGAGCAGCTGATTGCATCCGCGAATATGAGGCGATGGCCTCGGAAAAAGGCTTTGATTCAGCGTTGTACTCTTTCCGGAGCGTCGTAGCGTTCTCGAATCCCTTCTGGCCCTCGCCTAGTGATACCTGCACTTGTGGCTGACTGTAGGGCATATAGCCAGTTGGCTCCAGTTTGCCTTTTTCGGAGTTCCAGGCCATAACACCTTGTGTGGTTTCGACGAATTTAGGGGCCGGGATACCTTTGGCTTCTCGCTGTTTGATTTGCGCCTCCGCCTCTTCTTTTGTAGCCTCGGCCCCCTTTCGCCTTAACTCATCACTGGCACCACGAATTTTAATAAAGTTCTCCGAGAACTTATCCGGGCCCTGTGCTGTTGCCAAAAAACCGCCTAGGCTAATTTTTGCTGCGCCTGGATCGATTTCGACCGTCTTCGCCAATGCCTGCAAACCAGCAGCCGCTTTGTCCATCCCCGCGTTTTTATAGGCCTCTGCTTGGTTACTCAGCAGTTTTTGGGCTGTTGCGTTATCACCATTCTCTAGCGCTGCGTAGATAGGCATTGCAGCATTAATTGAGGCGCGTTGTTCCTCTGGAGATAGCACGTCATACGCCCTTTTGTAGTTTTCGGCTAGGCTGGGATATTTAATCATCAGGCGCAGCACGCCTTGCGATGTGGGGGCCTCAGCTAGGGCTGCCATCTCCGCCTGCATTGCCTCCGCCGCAGCCTGTTTAGCAGCAGCCTCTTGGGCTAGCCGCTCCCGTTCGGCCCGGGCGTCCTGGAGGGCCAACAGCTGGGCCCCGCTCTGTAGCCCGCCCATAAATGCGGACATTGGACTAGGCGTGTTTATTGTGTAGTCGTATGGGCCTGTCATTGCTACCACCACTTCTTCACGTTACCGGAGCCGGAAGACGCAGCGCTACCAGCTCCAGAAAGGCCACCGGAGAAATACATTCCTATCGCGTTAACGATCCCATTTACAGCCTCAGCATTGCCAGCACCTCTCGCCAGCAACCCGCCCGCCTCTGCCTGTCCACGTTGGCCCAGTAGAGATGCTATTTGGTCCCCCGTTTTCAACCCAGCCGTGCCCTCGCCCATCGCTGACGCCTGCCCGAGCTGTGCGATTTGCCCCAGGCGTCCGTATTGCTGTTCAATTAACTGGGCCAACATGTTGGGTCGAAACTGGAGGAGGGCACCCTGCGTATTCCCGCCCCTGAGCCCACCGGTGGCAGCCGCGTTTTGCAGGATCGCCTCCTCACCCTGCTTGGATAAGGCCTGGAACTGGGACGATTCCTGCAATTGTTTAATGGCTGCCTTTTGGGCCTCATTACCAGATAGGCCAGCTAGGTCTTTTTGTGCACCAATGGCACTCTCGCCAGCCGAAACGTATGGTGCCAATAACTCCTGTATAGCAAGGAAACGCCGTTCCTGCTCGGAAATACCGGCCTCCGCAGCCGCTCTTTGTGCTCCAGCAGCCCCCTTCGCTGCCTGCTTTTTCTGGTTTGCGACAACAGCAGACCCTACCGCTACAACAGCCACAGCCGTGATTACACCGCTCACGCTACACCCCCCATTTCGTCTATTGCTAGGTCCACTGACCTCCGATAATCAATCGTGATCTCTGTCCCCTGGTCCCCACCGTGGCATCCCGCGATTTCCTCCAGTGCTACAACCCACAAATCTCCATTATCGTCACGCCACAACTGTGCGTTAGGTGTTGCGCTATGATTTGTGTATCGTCCACCGATGTCTTTCTTTCCACCAATGCGGGCAGGTGCCAGCTTGTCCCCACGATTAGCCGGGCACGGCATAAATAACCCGTTCCCGTGGATGGGTGAGGGTCTCACGGTTGCTTGCCCATAACCGGTGCGGATTTGCCCATCCCAACCAGATGACTGGCGGGAAATAATATCTGGGTCGATCTCATACTCCGCGCAGAACGCGGCATAATCGTCACGATCTACTTGGTGTGCTGCGTGGGCGGATGCGTTCGCCTTGGCCTTGTGGTCATCCCACAGGGGGCCCTTGTCTAGCCACCTGTCTTCAAGGACATCGATATCGCGCTCATTGTCTGGATTTGGGTAGACATTGAGCCAAGTCATATCCTCTAGCACTAGACCCATTTTTCGTCCAGGCTGTCCCACGTAGATAGCTGGTGCCTCGATGGTAGAAATCACCCCATCCCGCTCGATAGCAACCCGCCCACGCAGCACGATGTTAAGATGCTCATGCCGCTGTAGGTGTCCAATGGCGAACGTACCCGCCAGCAGGGTCACCTCGCGAACATAAACCCCTGGCCCAAAATAGTGCGCTACAGGAGCAGGAGCCTGCTCGATATCCAGGAGCCCTTGTACCGCTAGATCTAGTGTCTCCGTTACGCCGTGCCCCACGCTCCCCCCATATCTGCGCTGCCGGATGCGTCTACTCAGCCACCCATAGTTTAACCCTAATATAATTAGATGTCAACTAGTGTACTCGGATCCACTGACACGGATTACCACCGTTGAGGGATTGCTGGCAATCGTGGAAATGGCGTCTCCTGGGTTTAGATATTGCCCGATCATCTCTGGGCAAGTATAGGCCTCGTTGGGTGCAAGCTGCCTATCCTTGATGATTGCATTGGCGATTGTTGCAGTGCTACCATTAGGCACTAGATTTACACTGACGGTTTGGTTGTTGGCAGACACATTTGTCAATGTGAATTTATCAATCCTGGTCCTAGTGTTGGCGGCAATGTATTGCGTGGTTTGGGTATTGGCCACGTACCTAGCAGGGACGATTGCGATTGGTGTGTACATAACCTCTCCTGGCTACTTCGTTGAGATGGATCGGGACCCTTGGGTATCACATTCGACGTGCAATTGGAGCATCCAACACCATGGGCTGCTCGTTGGTTCCGAACGGCCCGGTGTTGATACTGCAATGCGCCTTAATCGTGCAAACACATGGCCACCAATTTTCCCACCGGTGAGGGTGGGTTGGGATATGGTTCCCAAAATCATCGTTTTGTCGGGTGTGCTAGCTGGGATTAGGATTTCCGCCGTGTCCGTTGTTGATGCAGTGATGGCTCCGCCAACATTTACCCTAAACCATTCAACTTCCCACTTGACATACCGATCGGTGCCGTCAACGCCGTTTGTCATGAAATGCACATGCCACGATACTTGGGAGCCCTCCTTCCAGGCGTGAATCAGTTCCTGCCCCTCACAAACGCTGTAATCGTTTACCGCCCATTGTGGAGCAGTGATGTTACCCTGCACTGTTGCCAGGGTTGGGATATTTGCCCCCGTGGTCCTGATGATGATAGGAAAATCGATATCCTGCCATACCGTAGAGTTTTCCCACCGGCTGTTAGCGGCATTCCATGCCGGGTAGGACAAATCTCTCGGGCTAGGCATATAGGCATCATCTAGCCCACGCAGGGTGTCAGAGACCTTGGTGCGCACCAGTATTGAGCCGGAGCCACCTGAACCAGCATGGATAACGATTGCCTGCTTGCCTCGCAGGTTTGGAGCGTCCGGCGCTACATTTGTCAGTGCCCCAGGAGTTGTGGGTGAGAAATAAAGTATGTCCTCATCTGCCCACGTTTCACCATAGGGGGTCCCGGTTGTGTCAATCCCTCGCACTAGGCCGTATGCCGTCACGTATCCAAACTCGTTATTTTCGATGTCCTGGGTTGCTACACCTAGCATATAATCCGCTGCCACCGAACCATCAGCAACCGCCGGGCCGATTTTGAGTTTGCCACTAGCGCCAATCGTGCCGGTCGCCATAACAGCCGTTCCGTCCGTTATCGTGCTGCCGGATGTATTTTTTGCGTAGTAATGCAGTTCCTGCCCGCATTGCAGAACAACATCGTTCAGTAGCCCTACATCTAGTGTCCCATCACCCTCATTCCACTGGACACGCCGGGGCAGTGTTACATGTGGCCCCACCGCAGCCAGGTCTATATAATCAGTAGTCACTGAGTTGTGAGCAGTTGAAGGCATTGATATAAGGTGCTGTACGATTTGCTCAAGCCTCGCAAGCCTGCTCAGAGCATCGGCTGCCCTGGCATCGGCAGCTGCGGTCTGTTGCTCCAGCGCGTCACTACCTCCTGCCTCTTCCAGCGTCTGCGTTTGGACGTACAGGCGTTCAAACTCTCTGATTGACTCCTCATCCGGGAGGAATGCCGACAGCTGACGGCGCGTAAACCGCATATCATGCCCCCAAGGACTCGAATTGGGCCTCGAGACGCGCAAACGATGCCCTCCCTGTGCTATCGCCTCGGAATCGCTGGATCCGCCAATTCCTCATGAACCCTTGGGTTCTCCAAACCAGGCGTTTGTCCCTTTGTCCGCTGGTCCCAAGCCGGATTGGGCGGTCCTGGCTCCATGTTTGCCCGTCCGTTGAGTATGATGTTGTTATTACAGGATTTGCACCGTGTGGGATATTCCTAGCGATGGATACTAGCTCCATTTCGTGGATGACGGCCCCTCGGGAATCGTTATATAGGATACGCGTAGAAAACTCCCACCCAACAACCTGCCCCCAGTGGTGGCCTGTTGTCCCGTCGATGTAACCAAGGGCGGCTCCAGCAGGATCACCAACCTCCCATCGACCACGGGCCCAACAGTAGTCACGGGCCCTAAATTGCCCGCTACTGGCTACACCACTCGTCATGATCGACCAGACAGGCCCGCTCACTGCTTTTGAGGCTGTCAGGTCGAGGGCTAGTGTTTTGTCAGGGAGATGAACCAGCAGAATGTGATTGAGCTTATCATGTATTGCTTCTAGCTTCGCCTCCGCTAGGGTCGCCTCACTATACCCCCTCAGTATGGTTTCGATCTCTGGGGTTGAGGCTCTGGTGGCCGTCGCGTTAGCCCCTAGCCAGATAGCGATGGGCTCGTTTCTGCCTCCTCCCATAAAAGCGATGCCATCGTCAAACGCGCAGCAGGTATGAGTTCCGACGGATCCTCTGGTAATTTGTGCCCCTGGAACCCGCTGGAACGGGAATGCCGTCCCGCCGATGTTTGTAAAAACTTCAATCGTGTACCTATTGACGGCGTAGGGCTCGTTTCTGATTTTGACTAGCGCCAATAACGGATCCGGATCAACTTCGCTAGATCCGTATTTAAGCGGGTTGACCTGGGTAGGGTCGGATAGATCCGTCACGATTAGATTTGTTCCATCGTGGACCATGTAGTACCCGTCGACCCAAATCACATCTAACGCGGAGCCTAGGTCAGGGTCAACTACCTGCGTCAGGGCGGTCCCATCCCAGTAATATAGCCTACCGCCGGATGTGACAGCCAACCTGCCAAACCCATAGTCCATTGATACTAGGCCACCGGTGCCGACGTCTCCCAGGGTCACATAGGTTCCGTTTGCATTGACCCTGACTAACTTGCGCCCCATTACCCGGTAAACCTCACCCTGCCAGACAATGCCCCCCCGGTTTAGCCCGGGGCCGGTTCCTAACTGTGTAATCCCGTCGAGCGGTCGCAAATACCCACTACTGATGCCACTCTCCCCAGCCACCGGGACTAGATTAACCGGGTATGCGGTCCTGATGTCCGGGCCGTTGTCGGTGAATACGCCACTCAGGATAGGGATTTGTGTCATTTATTGGACACCCTTGAAAACCTGCACTGTAAATCCGACGGTTAGGTCATCCGCAGCCGCATCGATTGCGGCGCTATCCCAAAACCGTACAGTCGCACCAGGAGGCAGCCAGCAATCGACCGGGATTGAGACCTGGATGACGCTATCAACAAAGGACGTTTCACGTGCAACCCCCTGCATAAACATGTAGTTCCGGGCCAGAGATGCAGCCTGGACAGCCCCTGCCGAGTAATACCCCATTAGACCGCCGGAGGCATCGGTCAATGTCAGGCGCATTTGTCGATTACCGGCTGTTGCGGTTGATGCGAGGCGTGTGCTGGCCATGCATAGTTTCCATGTCTCGCCTGCTGGGACGGTCCACGATTTGTCGCTATCGTTGGTGACGTTATCGTAGTAGTGCCTCAAAGGCGCGATACTGGTAACACAATCGGTTCTGTTGCTGCCACTCAGTTCATATTGCATTTCTGCTCCTATCCAATACGCCAATTGGTTCCATCGCAAAATACTGGTACGACATTCGCACCGCCACCAGCCACAACCGCCCCAATGCCCGCGGTAAATGCTGCGTTTGAGTTTGTAACATGAGCCCTTGCACCTGCTAGGGTGGCGGTTGCCACCGGGAGGTTAGCGACTAGATACGCGGTTGTCTGCAAATACTCACTAACAGTCAGTGTAGAGGCGGTTGCATCGGTCATGTTTGTTTGAACAAAATCGCGCACGGTCCCGACACTGACTTTCCGTGCGTCCCCGTCATCTACAGAGTATGCAAGTAGTTTATCACCACTAACCACGGGGCTTTTTGTTGAGAGCTGATTAATCGTTGTCATACGCTACTCCAGGTCAATAGGGCTATCTGGCCCGACTACGACATTATCAGTAGGGGCAGGCATGAAATTGGAGCCCGTGTCGTAGGTTGGTTTGTGGCCAGCCCCGGACGGTAGGCCGATTGAGTATTGCATTTGAGGCGGGATTGCTGCCCGGGACAACAACACATTATAGGCCTTGTATGCTGCGACCCTGGAGTCCTGGGCTGGTGTTTTACCGTACCCGGGAGCGAGTTTGAGCGCCAGATTGACGATGATAGCCTCGTTGGCCGAGTCGGGGACGCCTGTTGCCTCGTCGAGGTCGCTATCGTCGGGATTGGAAGGGATCGGGTAGCCTAGCCGGATACCCTTCCCGTTCCATTCAGCCAACATACTATCGAGCCGCCGCAGCGCCCTCTGGAGATCCTCCGGGTTGAGGTCAAAAACATATTCCGCCAACCCGAGTTCGGCGAATGCCTCAGAGATAAATTGGCGCTTTGTATAGCCCACTTTTACACCCCGTTGGCAGTTTTTGCCTCGTCGATTTTGTTAATCAGAGTCGCATCGGCTGTCCGTCCATCAAATTTGATGCCCAGGGCCTTGGCTGTGGCTTCCAAATCCGCCCTGGTAGGGGCCCGATAAGGCTTTTCCGCATCCAAAACACGCACTGGACGAGGCGCGGGAGCCATCTGAGGCTCATGATACCATCCTGCCTTGATGGCGGCAGCATAGTCGTGGGCATCAACAACCAGCAGATACTGCTGGGACCGACCGTCAACCGTCTGAAACACGTAACGCGGGAACTCCATGTAATCCTCCTATGGTTGCAAGATAGGTGGGGGGATTCCGCCCCCCACCTAATCTTACGGCATATTAAGCAATGCGGTAGGTCACAAACGCGTTCGCCGCTGTCTTCCGCGTCCGGAACATGGCGCTATTCCCGTAAATCCCACCAGTTGAGGCATGGGCAGACTGGACGATCGGGTTACCGACGATCGTATGGTCGGCTCCGGCTGTCAACGTGATGGTATCGGCAGCGGCAGCACTGAGATTAATGAGGCTCCAGTCGAATGCCTCGTTAATCTGGAGACCAGCACCGGCGTCTGACAGGGTGCCAGTGGGGAGCGTGTAGGCCTGAGTAGCACCCGCTGCATGGGTCCCGGTGACGATTTTGGTCAGCAGTTCCGCGATTGTCAGGGTTGCAGCCGTGGTTTCAGCAGTCGGAGCACCCTGCACGAGAGTCCCCGCTGCAACATCCGCCGATGGGACAGTGCCGATGTCATACGTAGCACCACCGGCACCCGCCTCAATCCGGATCTCAGTCGCGGCTGAAAACGCGGTTGAGACGTATTCGGTTCCGGCGGTTGTCTCGGCAACAAAAACCCAGGCTTCCGGGTAATTAGTGGTCGCCACCTTCTTGTATAGCTTGCACGGGGTCACCGAGAAAATAGCGACTTTGGACGAGGCGGGCACGGTAGCCAGGGCTGTTCCGTCGCGGAAGATGTATTGCTTGGCCATTGTTATCTCTCCTTTCTATAAACAAGGGAAAGGCGGGCTGGATTCCCGGCCCGCCTGGGTTTCACAATTAGGTCTGGCTAAACAGAATGATCCCGCTCATTTCGGGCTGTTTGTTCACAACACCAAAGAGTGTGTCCAGACGATACTTGGTCTTCATCGTGTTGATGTCATATTGCTTCTGCATGACCAACTGAATGCCCTGGTCGGTCGCACCCTTCATAACAGCAGCACCGGCATCAGACGGGACCGCATAGCGACCGGGCAGGATTTCCAGTGCGTCACGCTGCCAGAAAACATTGATCGGGGCAGCTGCGGTGTTGAGCCAGACGATGGCGGAGTTGGCAGCCTTGGTGTTGATGACACAATTCTGATACATCTTTTCGGCTGCGGTCGCACCCTGGGCCGTAATCATGGGCGGGGTAATCTTGAGTGTGGTCCCATCAACAACTTCGACAACGCGGAACGTCTTAAGCTGCCCGGTGTCACCCTTTGTAACGTGATGAACGGCATTTAGGGCGGCAACTGTGAAACAGTCGCCAGCAACCACGCTAGCCGTTGAGCTGACCGTGATGGTCTGGAACCGGTTATCAACGTTGCTAACCTCACCGGTGGTAGCGGTCGAGGTCGCCTTGGGGGTGTAGTAATTGCCTCCACCGTCCAACGTGGACATCGTGATAGCACCACCACCAGCAGCCGCAGTGATGCGCTGGGCATAATCGAGCTTGTAGGTATCGAAGCCAGCGACACGGCCTACGAACGAATCAGTATAGGCCTTTTCAGATTTGCCATTCCCGAACGAGCGGCTGGCCTTGGAAAGATCGGCTGCCATCCCGTTGTAATCGCGGCTGCAAAGGCCCGCATAGCGATCCCAGGATGGGACACCCTGCTCGTTCATGAGCGCGTCGCACAGGGCCAAATCAGCATAGCCGGAGGCAGCCGCCGTTACCTTGACAACGAGGGAACCATACAGGCTAGCGGCGCTCAGCATTGCAAGATTAATATCGGATGCCAGCTTCTGCTTAGCCGCCTCGCCCAACCGGCCCTCCTGGAGGGTGTCCCGCAGCTCAGCAGCGGTCAAGGTCCAGGGCACAGACTTGCTATACCCGAGCGTGGCCGGGACGGAAAGCTGAGTCTGGTCGCCAAAGTTGGCGGACATATCGGTGCCAGTGAAGCTCTGCATGATGTAGGGCTGAGGACGCCAAACGATATTGTTGGCTCGTTCCATCATCGCATCATCAGAGCGATAGACGCTCACATTCTTGCTCAACACCAGAGCATCGTTGAACCCCTCCAACAGGGTCTCAAACGCCACTCGTTCCTCTTTGCTAAAAGCGTTGCTCATTTTGTTTCTCCTTTAGGACTGCTTGTCCCTGATTTGCCGTTTGTAGGCTGTCACTTTGGTATAGTCTCCAGACCGGGCAGCCTCTTCCCGAAGTCTTTCAAGCGTCGAATCCACCGTTCCGGAGATATTTCGCCCGGTTGCCTGGGGCACCTTCTCGGGGGGTGGAATGGGGTTGCGTTTTGACATTTTGATTTGCGCCTCAAGTTTTGCAGCCGCGAATGCAAATTTCACAGGGTCAGTAATGCTAGCGAGTTCCTTGGCTTTGGCAGGAGACTTGCCCAGCGCATAGACCATTTGTGCCGGGTTGGTGCACCCCTGGATGAGGATTCCCTGTTGGACTTGGCTCAGGGTGCTAAAGACTTCCGATTCGGCCTCTTCAAAGTCATCAACCTCTAAAGATGTCTTAGCCTTGCCGTAATCCTCAACCCGGGCCTGCCACGCCTTGGTTTGTTCCTCTTCCTGGGCCTTAGCCTTAGCCTCAGCCTCGTCTTTCTTTCGCTTTGTTTCGTACCAGCGGGTAAGATCCTCCTCGTACCTTTCGGGGTCCCATTCGCAGCCCTCCAACGTGGGCTTGGGGCCGATGGTCACTTCCGGCGTCTTGGCCTGCTCGTACTCCCGGAGCTTTTCCTCCAACTTTCTCTTTTCTTTCACTGTCTCCCTGTGAGTTTTGCGCAGTTCCCGGAGCCATTTGGGATCCTTGCGATCCTCTTCCTTGACAGCGGGTTCCTCGCCAAACGTAACAATGACTGATTCCGGCTCCTCGGCTGGGGTGGGGGCTTCCTCACCCTCGGGTGTCTCACCCGTAAGAGGCTCCTGGATCTCGGCTTCTTGTGGCGTTTGTTCTTCGACTTGGCTCATGATGCGCCTTTCACTCCCCATTGAGGGCCGGGGGATAGCCCATATTGCCTAGCGCGTCCGGTTCATCGGCTGGACGGGTAGCCGTAGTTTGCACTGCCTCCTCCAGGACTCGGGCCATCCTGACCGCAGCTTCACCGGTCTTGATGTCTAGCTGGGATAGTGTTTCTGCCGTTTTTGCCCTAGTCAGTTCGGTCTCTGCAACCGTTTTGACCGCATCCGTTTGGGCCTTAATTGCCTTGGCCTGTGCTTCGGCAGCCGCTGCCTTGAGGTATTCGGCCTGGGGGTCCGGCTGTTGAGCATTCAATGCCGCCTGCATGGCTTCCAGATCCGCTTCTGTCGGCTTGAGGGCACCAAGTTTGACCAACTTCTGCCGGAAGTACTCCCTAACATCCGTGATGCCTTCCCCTTCGATGTTCATCAGGACCATCGCCTGCAAAATCTGCTGTGTCTCTGGGTCTGTCACCACCGGGAGTAACGCTGTCAGGGATTTGACTGTGGCATCCCTTCTGCTTTGGCTTGTCGGCCCCACTTCCACCGAGACATCCATGTTGGCGGTTGATAAATCGTTCTCTAACACAACCTTGCCGGTCTTGTCTAGCACTTTCCGGCCAATTGTTACCGGGAACGCCTTGCCCGATGCATCGAACCCCTTCATCCTGCGCTCGTCATCACCAGGGCTGTAAATCTCCTGGGCAATCGAGAGCCAAACCTCACCGCATCGCCGGACGGCCTTGGCCATGTTGGACATATAAATGAAGGACTGCATATCCAGACGCGTTTGGATTAGTTCAACGGCCTTGCCGGAGATATTGCTGACTAGATTATCGCCGTTTTGAGCACCACCCAACAGATCCTTGAGATCCTGCTCTGTCAGCTGCAACAAGGCCCCCAGGGCCGGGGGAACCTGGGGGGGCTGAGTTGATCCGACTGGACCACTAATAACAGACTGGCCACTTGCATCCATGACCGGGTTAATCAGCAGGTAGGGGTAATTATTGACGTTATCATCCGCCCACATGACCTGATGCCCTGAAACCTGCTCTGGTGTAAAGATCGGCTTCTGGACAGGAGATAAAGCAGAAATCTCACCGAGGCGGGAAATCTGCATGTTTTTCAGCCGCTGGCTATCTTTTGCTGTTCGGACATGCCCCTGCATTCGTTCAACGCCGTCGATTACCCATCTCTTACCAAATACAGGAATAATGGGGATGTGCTTACCGGCGATAACCCCGCAGTCCTCAAGCACCTTCCCACCTGACATGAGATACTTGTGGACTCTGCGGGTCTTAATCTTTCGGCGCTTGATCTCATCGGACCCAGTTGAGGCCAGTTCCCTCAGCAATGCCCCATCATCGTCCTCAAGATCATCCAAGGTGTGGGATTGCTCCTCCCCTGTAATGAGCCTGTAGGTTACCAGTGTGTCGCTTTGTTCCTCGACAACGTAGTATTCGGCGATATAAACCGTGTCCGGGGTTGCCCAGTCAAACATTGACGCATCAATGGGCTTTTCCCAGGATGTTGGATCATCGCCCCATTCTGCGATGTAATCCTCCTTGTCCTGGGGGACCAGCACGAAACAATATTTGGCGTCTGCCTTGTCCTGGCGTCTTGCGGTAGGGTCAAAAAACACGCATGAATCGGCGTCAAAAATCGGCTCGAACCGCACACGTTGGCGGTCGTCCTCGGGATCCAGTTCATTTTCGTAGCAGGCCCGGACACGCCACGCCCCAAACCCTCCCCCTACGGCCTCCTCAAATGCATTATCGTAGGCCTCATCAGCTGCGCTATCCTGCTCGTCTGCTCGATACAGCGCATCGCATGTACCCGCCAATGAATCCTTCTCGCTGCCGTCCTTGGGGACAAAATCAACACTGATACGGTTGTTGCGGTATTCATTGATGATGCGAATGATGTTGAGGTGAACTTTATTAACCTCAAACATTGGCCGGTTCTTAAACTGCTCCCCAAGTGCCCCTTCCCACTGTGCCCCGGCGATAGAGTAAAACCGCCTATCCTCAAGGCAAAGCTTGCGCTCATCCTGGCAGGCATCTATGGTTAGGTCAAACCGGCGCAGAGCCTCAGTATGGACCCTGCGGAGGCGTTCCTCTGTGCTCTGTCGCCCCATAGTACCCCCATATGATTATAGGTTATCTCCACCTGCTAGCAACAGGCAATGGTATAAATTCCTGTTTGGCTGGTTTGGGGTTAACGATGCCGCCAAATAGCTCTGTAAGCACCCATATCCAGGCGTCGGCCCTATTGGGCGATTGTGTCCCGGTGTATCCTATGGTTGACATGGCTGTGAGTTCATCCTCAAGCTCCCTGAATTCTCCGGCGTGGCGAATTCTGCCTTGCTCATACAGCGGGGCGAACGGTTCCGCCCGGACGGCCTTGCCCCGTGTTGCGGTAACAGCGCGATAGGGCGTCCGGGGCCGAGCGGTCTGAATGACTTGTTGGACCATGGCCCCGCCGTAGTTGGTCTCACCTACAACCACGTCTGCCCTGTGGCGGTCATACGCGGTCGCTACAACTCGGCTCCACGTAGAGGGCCCTGCCTTGACTGTGCAGTCCTCGAGCAGATACGCATTGCCGTCCGTCCCCAACCCGCCAACAACGATACCGATGGCATCGTGCTCCGATCCGTCCCCGTCCCCCGCCCCTGATGGGTCAACACCGACCACAACCCTCACCATGTCGGGCAATAGGTGCTTGTCCAGCCACCTCCACTTGTCGATATCCTCTTCGTGAAACAAGGCATTAGGGGTTGCGTCAGCAAACTCGCCGTGAAGGAACCGCTTCTGGAGGCGAGGGCTAAGCCCTTTGAGTGTTTTTTCTATATAAGAAGGCTCTATGTTATCTTCATTATCCGTGGGATTAATCCTAAACCATGCATATTCTTCTGGGTCTCGTAGCGGAGTTTTTTTCTCTGGATCCCGTTTTTCGATGAACAGCCGATACGTCCAGTGGTTTTTGGATGGCGGGTTCTCGTCATAATACATGCGTGGCTTGAGTGTGGTCGGCTCACATCCCTCCATCCGCTGGTCCACTAGCTGTGCCAGACGGGTTACAGCGATGTCCCTGCTCCCCTTGGGTATCTGTGACGCCTCATTTAAATAGATGGTGGCGAATTCCATCCCTAGGATCTTCTCGGTTCGCTCTTTGTCATCTAGCCCGCCGAACCAGATTTGTGAACCGTTCTCGAGGTCGGCATGCCAGTCGGTTTTGTCCAACTTGTATTTAACGCCTGGGTAGCAGAGTCTCATTACCTTTGGGAAGGTATCAAGCACCACTGATGCCTTGACCGCATTAAACCTGTATCGCAGGATAGCGTGACGGCTGTTCGGGGCTTTGAGCGCCCGCATACATACGGCTCTCACCAATAGGAACGTCTTGCCGCTGCGGCTTCCGCCCACCAGCATAATATGCGTAGCGGGCCCAGCTAGGACCCGCATCGCCTCCTGCTGTTTTTCGGTGAGCTTCACAACGCTTGATCCTCTGCTGTGGCTTTGATCACAACTGGCCCCCCACCATCCCCAACGTGCTCGGTGCGCTGGAGCTTGGGGATGTGGTATTCAATGACGTCCATCATGCACCGCCACGCCCTTTCAGCGCCCTGCTCCTCTGCGATTTGGTCCAGCCAATCCTGCAATCGTGGGATGTTCCCTTCGACAAGGGCAGCTATTGCTTCTCGGGCATTTTGCGTTACCTTATTAGGTATTCCAGCGCGTGATCCTCCACCTCGTCTTTCTCCGGGCTTAGATCCACGGGACGGCACTTTTTTACGCTCTCCCTGCCGTTTATCGTCCATTTTGGCCCCTCCTTCGCCCCTAACTCGCGTTTTTCTTCATTCCTAGCACAACTGGCCACGTGGAGGCCAGAGATCACGGCTAGGCTCTTTGTCCCTACCGGGCAGTTTGGGTGCCTCGGCAGTCGGGACTTCTTTCACCTCTTCCGGGGTGGGTTGCTGGTCCTTTTTCTCTTCTTCACCGCTCATACCTACTCCTCATGTTTGAACACCTTCGCTTCCAGGTGCTTAACCCTAGTATCGATCGTTTCGACTTTTTGCTCAAGGACCGCCGAGCGAGTTTGCCCAGCATAGACCGCCGTGCGCATCTCTCTAACCTCATAAGCCGCCCAACCCAGCACAGCCCCCAACAACCCCTTGGCAATCCATTCCCAGGTCACCAATCCGCCGCGTTGCCTTTGCCCACCAACCATTAACGCCTCCCTGCGCAAAAACCGAGGGCCAGTCCCCCGGCAACACCTTGCAATCGCCCCCTCCAAAGGGCACCGCGATTTGCTGCCTTTTGCGCCTCCAGCGCTAATTCTAGGCTGACAACCTGTCTCCTACGGGCGTCAGCCTCGTCCCTATATGCGTTACCCCTGATAGTCAGGGACTCAATGAGTTTGTCGCGGTCCTGAATGGCCAAGTCCTGCGCGGCAATTAACGCATCCTTAGCAACGTCCAGACTGGCCAGACCTCCAGAGGGTAGAGGCTCGGGACTCGGTAGGGTGACACCAGGTGTAGCGGGGCGTAGTTTGGCCACCACGGCGCGTAACCGTGCAACCTCCAGGTCAGCCCGCCCCACAGCGGCTTTTGCCTCCTGCGCAACCGTCTCCTGTGCCAGTGCCCTGGACCGCTCCGCATCAGCCCTCCTAGCCTCGTTTTTTGCGGTTTGTTCGTGCTGGGTTGCGACTGCCTGCATTTTTTTGCCGTGATACGCAAATGCCCCTGCCACGATGGCAAGGGCAATTACCGCCACGATGGGCCATCTCATGCTGTCACCTCGAATAGTGTTGGCTGATAGCCGCTGGCATGGGTCAGGCAGTGTGGGCTAAACCAAATCCGCTCTCTCCCTGCATTTGTTCGCCCTTTGCCGGTTCCCTGCGTGCCATACCCGCCTTGCGCTTTCCACGCAACCTTTACCCACCCGTGATCCTCCAGCGCATGATGCCCCTCACCCTCGTAGCCACACAACGCTATTCGCAGGTTGTTTTTTCCCCCATTTGCCACGCACCACTCTGCGACATCGCTTGCTACAGTAGTTGACTCCTGCCTATAAACCATTTCCCGGTCATCAACGCCGTACGGTGGATCGAGAAAAACAGCTGTCAACCCCATTGATTCTGTTTGGCTACGGCCTAGGACCCTGGACCAGTCCCCACAGCATACCCGGACATCCCGCAGCCGTTTCGCCAATTCATTAAATACATCCAGAATGTGCCCATCCCTATCTGCGTCTTGCTTCTTATTTATACCTCGCCCAGAACCGCCTATGTGTGGTATTTTCCGGTTGATACCTTGCCCAGAATTGCCTATGTGCGGGAATTGGCGTGTTATACCCGCCTCTACACTCCCAATTTGTTTGGTTAGCGCTAATACACCCTCATCATCTGGGACGGCAACCCACGGCCCCTTGCCACTGGCAAAGCTGGATCCAATCCAGCAGCACATGCCGTAGACCCAATACCCTGCCAGCCGAGCATCGTAGTAGTCAGGGTCAGCCATCATCCGGGATTGATGCCTTTGTAGTCTGGTAACAATCCAAATATGCCTAGCGTGTAAATCAGCCTCGTTTACAGGGCACGATGCCCATCTAGCTACCTCGTCCGGGGCGTCCCGCGTCGATCGCCAGAAATTGGACACCAGTGCATCCAGATCGTTAATCGTTTCTGTTTGCGGCGGATGGGGGCGGGCCAATAGTACAGCCCCGGACCCAAAAAAGGGCTCCACATAGTTTTGACAATCGCCTAGCCGATCCCAAACCAGACTAGCGACCGGCGATTTCCCGCCGAACCATGGGAATGGTGCCTTGAGACCATCAGTCATTCTTTGCCCCGCTGTCTGGCTTGCGGTAGGCAACCCCGGCCAACCCGGCAACAATACCACCAAGACCCAGCAGGGCGGATACTGCCCCAGTGCCAAGATCGCCATGCCGGTAGGCCCACCATGCGCAGGCGATTGCAAGCCCACCGAACCCAAGACACAATGCAACCGATGCTAAGGCGACTACGTGGCGCTTGGTTGAGAGCGTCCCCCCGGGCCCGCTCAACACCTCCTTGATCCACTCCTTAATCACTGATGCACCGGCCAATATGGCCAATCGTACGGGTTATCATCGTATGGATCGCCGGGGTCATCTTTCCTACCCATGGTGGACCTCTTCGTAATGTGGTGTCCCTGTTTTGTCGTAGACCGCGATATAGGCCTTATGCCTAGGCTCCTTGCCGATCCGTGGTGCCTGAACGTGGATCCAGATTGTATCGCCTTTGATCTCAAGAATGAGCTTATCAAAGACGGGCCCACGATTGATAATTTCATTGAATGCACCCAGGCAGTCCATACCCTTGGGCACAAAATCACAGGCGCGGCCCTCAAGATGGGCGCTTTGTGGGTGCCCCCCCACCTTGCGGTTGACAGCCTTAGACCTGTAGGCAGAGTTGACCACTAGGGGGACACCCAGCAGCCCCCGGATTGGCTCAAGAATCGAGTCAGCAAGGATGACCAGATTAGTCCCGGCCTCCATATCTGGGTCATTGCCCAATCCAGTGCTGGTCTTGGTCAACTCGTCCAGTGTGAAATGGGGTGATAGGTGCTGCATTGTGTCCTCACTCTCCAGGATATACTTAGATTTAACATTCGCAAGTGTGGTCTATCCACACGATGCCGAGATTTTGTGCAGCCCACACTTCAACTTGTGTTACATACTGCTGAAACTCTGATACAGTCAGTGATGACGTGCTTTGTGCGGTTGTTCCGCCGCACGGGAGGTCTACAACGCCCAAAAATCGGCGCTTCAGGAACTCGTGCCAGATTTCGGCTGTGTATTGCCGTCCCTCGATCCAGGCATCCTCCTCTAGCTGATGCAGTAATCTCCAATAATATTTGTTTTGCGCCCTTGACCGTGTGGATTTCTCCGGCTTGATCTCGATTGCAAGTGGATTGCCTTCTAGCGCATATTTTTCCCATGCATCCTTGCAGTAGGATACCAACGCTTCCAGGTTCCGCTCGGATCGTAGGTAGTATGTCCTCATCATGGCTCTAGCCCGTTGTCCCGGAATAGCGCGATTAGGGCCCTAGCCTCGTCCCAGGTAACGTATCCTGTCCCCCGGCAAACCCGCTTGGCACTGCGCTCCGGGATGCCGAGTCGGGCCATCTCTCGATACAGATTGCCAGCCCCGCGCAAAACACACGCCAAAGCCAGCCACGGCTCAGGCAGATTAGTTGGTCTCCCCATGTCCCCTCCTGTCATCATTATAGGCCACTGTCTACCCAATGCAACCCCATCCGTAGTTTTTTGGGTGGGTCTATTGCTGATTGCGAACCGCTAGTATTGTTTTCATTGGCGTTGTGGCTGGTCTTAGTACGTGTTCCCCAGAATTGGGCGTACCGTCATCCCATGGACGGTACGTCCAATTCAAAGTTAGGCGCTCAACGCAGCACGCACCAAAGCGCCCACCCAAGGCCGAAGCCAATTCCCACTCGAAGCAGTTCCTTCCTTGCGAGGTTCTTTCCATCCTGAAACCCCCGCACGTAGGCCTGTTCCTCTGGTGTTTTGGCCAGATGGGCCTGTAAGCCGTCAAGCAGTCGTTCAAAATCAGGCATTCGCCACCTTCTTTCTCGTCACCTCAAAGATTTCGGTTACCCCGTCCTGGGCGTAGACCGCTGCGTAATGCCGCGCCTCGCGCAGGGCGTCTTCCCTGGGGCCAACGGCGCTGGCAACTGGTTCCCCGTCACACCTCACTTCAAATTCAACTTCTTCCATGGTTTCTCCTGTGGTTCCAACCAACAACGCGCCTAACCCTCACATCAACAACGCTCACTTCGTTCGCTCGGACCCAGCCCTTGCGGGCTGGTCCGGTTATGTCGGGCGTTAGGCAGCTAGACGTGCCTGCACGCAGAACCTGAAAGATGTCGCTCGCCACAGCCGTCGATACCACCCTGGCCACTGCGCTACAGCAGTCCCTAGGGCTGGCAGAAAGCTCCCGTAAAAACCCATGCGGGCTGGTCCACTGTATTCGGATGGTGCCCAAATACCCCAAGAAGGGCCTTGCCAATTCCCGCCAAGGTGGCCTAGATGGATGGCCGTGTAGCCCACTTGGATGCGGAGCAGAGTCCCTTTGTTTTGGCCCGAATGGGTGTTCCTGTAGATGGTGCAGATTTTCACGCTTTTTCTCCTTTCGTTTCGTTTACGCGGCCTAACCGGTCATTCAACACCGGCCTTCGGCCTCGGACCCACGGCTCTGCCGTGGGCCGGTTAATTCGGTTCGTTAGACCGCCTCGGCCCATGCTTGGGCAGAACGGGCGATCCCCAGCAGCAGATCCCGAAACTCGGGCGGCGTCCGCTGCCTGTGTTTACTGCACATGTTCGCAATCACCCCGCAACGTCGGGCGCTTTCGTACCCGCGTTCCGCTAGGCGTTTCTCTGGCAACCGCTGTTCTGCTGGTCCCCAGATCAGTTCCGGGGGCTTCGGACCCACCGCCAACAGCCAGGTCTTTTTCCGGGCCTTGTGCCCGTAGTGCCCCTGCTCGACTTCGCAGGTCCATTCGGCGTAGCCGATCCGCAGCCATCCGGCCTTGGGCGGCTTGGGAATCCCGAAGGCATCCCAGGCTTTCGAGTGCGCGGGGTGCTCCAGCACTCCCCCGAACTGGCGCAGGCTGGCCAGCGCGGCGGCAAAGCATCCGTCATCATCGCCCGTCTGGTGGACCTTCTTCGTCATGCTGCCTTCCGAGAAACGCCCCCACCTCTGGCAGGGCGGGTGCGCCACAACGGGGTGCGGACCCTCGTAGCGCCTGGCGTCCCGCCCGATGTCCCACGGGTCCACCTCGGGCAACCCGTAGTAGCAGCCATTTTTCTCGACATACAGCGCCGCGATCACTTTTCCTCCTCTCCGGTCGTCGGTCTAACCATTCCATCAACAACGCCCCTTCGGGGCTCGGACCCAGCCCTTGCGGGCTGGTCCGGTTATGTCGGTCGTTAGGCGACACCATTCTGTTTCAGCCATCGATACAGTTCGCCCTTGATGTGGTCCGTCAGCTTCGTCCCAAAAGGACAGGTCTTTGCCCACTCATTCACCAAGCCTCCGCTGTGGCAAATGAACTCTTCCAGCTTGTTGATTCTGGCTTGTAGATGCGCCTCTCTTACTGTGCATACCTCGTGATTGCGGTCCTTCATGATTCGATTCCTCCACACTTTTTATTCTGTGTATGATTCGCGCCAGTCGCCTAACCGGGCGCTCAACCGGACCCCTGGCGGGGCCGGTTAGCTCGGAAGCGTTAGGTGGCTTCGGGCGGCTCCACGCCAGCCTCCCGGAATACCTGCTCAATCAGGCGCCTGGCCGGGCCTCTGGGCTGGCGCGTCCCGTGAGCCCACTGGTGGACGGTGCGGGGGGTAGTCCCCAGAGCCTCAGCTACCTGGGCCACACCCCCCAGGATCTCCGCCAGGCGGTCCCAGGGGGCGGGGAGTGTTGTGGGGCGCGGCATCAAATCCCCAGCAAAATGCGAGCGGCTCCGAGAGCCTTTTCCTCAGAATCGCCGGGGACAAAACCATCCTCGGCGGAGGGGCAGCACTCGCGCAGGGCGATCACGAAGTTTTCCGCTGCTTCTGTGTAGGCCCCGAAATCGTCAAGGCTGGAGATAGCTTCGAGGGCCTTCTTGATCTTCCACTCGAAAACTCGGGTGTCGTCGAATTTCCCAGACAAAACGACGATTCGTGCTCGGATCGCGTTCAGGATTTCAATCTTGACATGGCTCATCTCGGCTCCTTGTGTCCTGGGCTCCTTGCCCGACAACACAATATCGGCTCAATGTTCCGAATGCGCAAGGGGGGGCAAAAGATTTTTTTAGGCCCGCCACCTAACCACTCGCTTAACCGGACCCCTGTCGGGGCCGGTTAGCTCGGAACCGTTAGGCCTCTGGCTCTTGGTCCCATCCCGAGTCCTCGCGCATCCTCTTCCCGCACCATCGGCAACAGGTCCAGTGGTGCCCCAGCCCATTCCCCTCCCACAGGCCGTTATCCTCGTGGGGACACTGCTCGATCAGTGCCTTTTCGGCAGGGCGGTAGATCGTGTCGTCGTACTCCCGCATTCTGCGGCTCGCCTCGCGGGTGCGCTCCCACAGCAAATTCTTCAGCGCGGCTTTTATCTCGGGTCCGTTCATCTTTCCTCCTATGCCCGCCCCGTCTCTCATCGGCCTAACCCGTCGCTCAACCGGACCCCTGGCGGGGCCGGTTAGCTCGGGAGCGTTAGGCGCTACTTGAACAGTGCTTCAAAGATTTTGCCGCGAGAGTAGCTGGATTCCAGGCGCTTCTTCACTTCGTCCGTCATGCCCCTAGCGAGTTCTTCTGTGATCTGGTTTGCGGTGATGATGGCAAGTGAAACAAGCCCTTCTTTGGATTCGACAAGTTGAGCTTTAATCACCGGCACAATTTCAGTAGCCATGAACGCGGTAACTTCATCCTGGATTAGCTTTGAAACAATAGGGCTCATCTCCCAGTGGGCTTGTCGCGTAGCTTCGGCGGTCAATCCAGCAATAATGGAAGGTTTAGCCTCGTCCAAAATTGAAGCAATTTGTTCTTGCGAAAGCTGCATTGCGTTTCTCCCGCGCCTAACTCGGCGCTCAACCGGACCCAACCGCCACGGGCATCCGGCTTTATTCGTGTTTGGACCAATGGCGGTTGGTCCGGTTAGCTTGGGCCGTTAGGCCTCAACGCCAGTTAACATGCATGCCTTCGGTTTCTCTGTGGTCCCACCGGTGCCCACACATCTCACACACCTTTTCAGACAGAGCAATATACCAAAATGCATCACCTTTGGTCACTAGTCGGTGCTGTGGTCGCAATAAAATGTAAGTGTTGAAACTCTCGCAATCTGGACAACGCAATGTGTTTAACAAACCGCCTAACCCATCGTTCAACCCGGACGTTACCTCCATGGACTGCTGTTCTCCTTCGTTATTCGTGATTTCCATACTCCCTCCAAAGTTTCGGCGTCGGTAACGCCGGTTAAGTCCAGTCGCTAGGCGCGATTCAAAGCGTTGCGCGCTATTTCGTGGGCATTTACGATATCCTTCGAATATTGCACGGCCACCAATTCTTCCCGGTATCGTTCAGACCTGTCCTGCGTATCGTTCAACTGTTCGATAATTTCTAATAGTTGATCTTCTACTTGCCGTCCCCTTGTCGCCTCTATTCGGCTGAGCAGCCATTCCACTCTCTCGTCTAGCCCGGCGCGCTTCCACTCCGTGTCATCAAATAGGCCGTCATGCAGCATCCACTTGATTCGGTTGAGTTGGTCCTCTGTGTTGCCGTCCATCTCTCTCACCTCGATACCAGTATGGGCCCTGGGTGGCCCGTGCGCAAGGGGGGGGACGTGCAAACTTTTTTTGTTATTAAGTGTTGTTACCACTGCCATAGTTGTCATCCCACCCGCCCGAATATGTTTCTTTATCCTGGGCGCACTCGATGCATTTATTTTTGATTTCGCGCTGCAATCTATTATTAAGACCAACTTCGTACGATAGAGCGCTCATGAGCCCCTCGTTTTGTTTTTCTAGCCAGTCAATATGCCCATTGGCTATTTCCAGCTCTTTTTTTAATTTGTTTACAATATTTTGCTGCATACAGCCTCCAATCAGTGTTTGCACCTGTAACCATAGCTCCGCCTCTGTCCCGTGCGCCGCCTCCCAAGTTTTCGGCCCAGCGTGATAGGCGACTCCCCATCCCCCTTGCCGGTGGTGGGCCGGGCACAGCGGGATCGAGTGGAGGTGGCAGGACCGTTTGCCCGCTCCAATATGCCGCCCTGTCTCAGGGTGGCGTTTGAGGTGGTGCACCTCCGCAGGCGTCCCAGGATACCCATTATTCAGGCAAACTATGCACCCAAGCGATACAATAGCGTCAAGGTATTCTTTCTCCTCATTTGTAGCCACTGTCTCGCCTCGCCTTCATTCGTGCCTTTGCGCGTCTGTTTGCTGCGATACATTTTTTGCATCGTCTATATCCAGGCTCTGGATCATGCGCTCCACAAGTGCTACATTTGCCCTCCTGTCGCCTGCGTTCTCGGTATTTTTTTGTTGCCTCGTCGTGGTACTCCTGGCAGTACCCACATTTTTGCCGCCCTGGCATGGCCTCCGCTTTACCGCATGATATACAAATTCCCAGCGCTGCCAAGGCCTTCCTGCGCACTAATACACGGGGCGGGGTCCCCTTCCTGTTGTCTCGGCACTTTTGGCACGATCCGAGCCCTCCGTCCGCAGGCGCACCACAATAATAGCAAAGGCCAGCCGCTCGTCTTTCCCAATAAATTGTCTTTTTTTGCTTCCTGTTTTTCCGTTGCTCCAGGATTTCCGCCCTCACAATTGCCTCCCCTGCCGTGGAGCTTGTTGACTGGTATATGACGTTTCCCTAGTAACAACCTCATATCGTTGATATTGTCCGTTGAACGCCATGGGAATTTGCCCCAGGGGCCCCGCACGGTGCTTTGCGATGAGCAGTTCGGCTGTATTATCAACCTCTCCCGTATCGGGCTTGTTTTGCCGGTGCAAAAACAACACACAATCAGCATCCTGCTCGATACAACCAGACCCACGCAAATCCGCTAATCTAGGTGCCGTGCTGGATCTTCCTTCAACCTCCCGGTTCAGCTGACTCAGGAGTAATACTGGGACGTTTTTGTCTTTGGCACAGATTTTGAGAGCCCTGGTGATGTCCCCCAACGCTTGATCTTCCCTGCGTTTTGCGTCCGGTTGTGATATGAGTTGGAGATAATCTACTACCACCAGCGCAGGCAATTCACCGGCCTGCTGGATAGCCCTGTCAACCTGTGATACAATTTGTGATACATTGATAGCAGCCCTGTCATTTATTAATAGCTGTTTCTTCCGCAGGTCAGCCACTGCCCTGTGTACAAGCCCACGCTGGTAATCCCTAGCCGTGCCGGTGGTTAGCACGCTCATCGGGACAGACGCTGTATTGGCCACTAGCCTCGTCATGATCTCCTCGTCTGGCATCTCCAGGGAAAAAACCAGTACTGGCCCTGTGGCACATGCAGCCAATGCCCAGTTCAGAGCTAGGGCCGTCTTGCCTATCCCGGGCCTAGCGGCCAGCACATACAGCCTACCAGGGCACAACCCCCCCAGCACTGCGTCTACCCGAGCCATACCCGTTGGAGCACCCCCCGTCCAGGCATGGCCGTCTAACCGGCCTAGGACGCGTTCTAAGGCCTCCGAACACTGTTTCAGGTGGTTACCCTGCCCGCCAACCGCCAGACGCGCCAGAGAGGCCCCTAGGGCCTCTGCAAGGGCATCCGGTGTATCCTGGGCAAATGCGTCCCGTACGAGCTGGGTCCCCAGCCGGATCAAATCCCGGCGTTTGCGGTCCCGCTGGA